TAATTATTTAGTATAATAAAAAAGACCAGCTCTGGATTTCGGCAATAAAAAAACTGCCTTGCGACAGTTTTTGAAAAATCAGAGAAGTAGGGATTCTCTTTAGGCGTTTGCGAAGTATGAGCATTACTATCACTTTCCAGTTAAATACAGAAATATGTAATTGAAAGCCAATCGCTGAAGTTTAGGCTGTGTCTTGATATTGAGGCGGTTCCGCTGTGTCCAGAAATATGGAATTGAAATTAACGGAATTGACGATTTCTTATCCGAAAAGTTGACGATTTTTCCTACGAAATCCTTGCCAAGTGCTACATTCAGGCGACACGTCTATAACATCGGCATAGGAATTTTTGGTAATTTTTCAATTACATTTTATGTAATTGAAGCAAGTCTTCCCCCTTGGTGGGAAATGTTTTTAAAACAACACCTTTGGCGTTTAAATATATAAATGCCGAAAGTAAAATTTTTTCTCCAAAAATGTAATTGAAACTTGAAATGTAATCCAAAATTATTTTTTGTTATTAATCTATAAAATTAAAAACATGTTTTTCAAATATACATACCTGGGTAATAGATTTTTATAAATTATTATGTATGATTAAAATAATGGATATAGAATAAATTGGGTAGAGGAAGTATGTTATTTACAAAAAGTCGCTTAAAAACAGAACCGTCTGATTATATTATTAAAGCCTCAATCAATGAAAGTAAATATAAAACAAGTTTTGATGTTTTTCTTTCACATAGTTTTGATGATAAACCTTATATTTATGAACTAAAAAATATTTTAGAAGGTCATGGCTTATCCGTATATGTAGATTGGTTGGTAGATGGATACTTGGATAGGAATAATGTAACGACTAAAACTGCTGAAATTCTAAGAACCAGAATGAAGCAATCAAAAAGTTTATTGTATGCAACCTCAATAAATAGCAGTTCCTCAAAATGGATGCCTTGGGAATTGGGGTTTTTTGACGGATATAAAGGTAAAGTCGCAATAATACCTATTGTTGAAAATTCTTATTCTAAATATGAAGGTCAAGAATATTTAGGATTATACCCTTATATAGATGAAGCCAAAATTCAAAATAGTGATAATATGGCTCTTTGGATAAATAAAGCAGATAATTCGTCTTATAATATTAGGAGTTGGGTTAATGGTTAATGAATATTCTAGTGAAAAAACTGTTTTTGTTGCAATGCCCTTCGGTTATAAAAAGCCATTAAAAGGAACTTACCAGATTAATTTCGACAATATTTATGAAAAATCTATAAAATCTGCCGTTATAGAAATGGGATTAAATATTATAAGAGCGGATGAAGAAAATAACGGCGGCATTATTCATACATTAATGTATGAACGCTTAGTATGCTCCGATATAGTTATTGTTGATATTACTAATCAAAACCCAAATGTGTATTATGAACTTGGATTTAGGCATTGTGCAAAACCATATCATACGATTATTATTTATGATAAAAAGCATCAAATACCATTTGATATAGCCCTACTCCGTGCAATCCCGTATGAACTCAAAAGAGGTGAAATACCTTTAGAAAGTGCAAATAAGTTAAAAGAAGAAATTAAAAAACGGATTGAATTAGCTTTAAATTATGATGACACAAACGATAGTCCGGCTTTTGAATTAATTAGTGATTTCCCAACAACAGTATTATCAGATGGAAATATTAAAATATTTAAAAATACATATTCATTATGCGAAAAATTAAAAGATGAATTGCAGTCTGCCTGCAATACAGAAGAAATAGGACAAATTTTAACAGAAATAGAAAAAAGCAGTATCCCTATATATTATATAGCCTACGAAATTATAAAAAGCTATAAGCGATTAAAGGAATGGACGGCACTTATTAATTTTCTAAATTGCCATAAAGATTCCGATTTAAAAGATTTTGTACATGTAAAACAGCAATTAGCATTGGCTCTTAATAAAAGAGGTCAAAATACGGATAGAGAAAACGCTATAAGAATTTTAGAAAATATTTTAAAAGATATTGGTGAATCATCTGAAACTTATGGCTTACTCGGCAGTATAAATAAAGAATTAATGTTAAAATCAACAACCACAATGCAGGTAGGAGCCTTTTTAGATAAATCTATTTCTAATTATCGCAGCGGCTTTTTGTATGATACAACTAATTATTATACAGGTATAAATCTTGCAACTTTATTACTATATAAAAATGATATAAAATCTTCAATCGAATTACAAAAAATCATTCCTGTTATTGTATATAACATAGAATTACAAGATTTTAGCATCAGCGCTGATTATTGGCTACTAGCTACTGTTTATGAAATATATGTACATTGTTTAAGGTTTGATGATGCTAAAAATATTTTAAAGCATATTTTGTCAATGCAAAAGAAACCAGATAACTGGGAAATAGAATCAACATTGAAAAATTTAAAGCTAATTAAAGAAATTTATGAACAAAAAGAATTACCAACTGACTGGTACGAGATTTACGAAGATGAACTAAACACAAAGGAGGTTAAAAATGTCTTGGAATAGAAGAGTTTTTATTTCGCACTGTTGGAGCTACGATACAGCTTACAACACAATAAAAGGTTGGCTAGATGATGCTCCATACTATACATTTACAGATGGCAGTATTACAACGGATAAAGCTTTAACTGGACTAACTGATGAACAATTAGCACAGGCGATAAAAGAGAGAATCCGTCAATGTAGTATTTTTGTTGTTCCTACAGGAATGTACTGCAATGGTAGTGATTGGATAACTTTTGAAGTTAATACCGCTGCTGCAATGGGTAAACCTATTTTAGCTGTTAAACCTTGGGGACAAGAAAAAAATGCAAAAATAGTCACTGATAATGCTACATTAATTGTTGGATGGAATTCATCAAGTGTAATTGACGGTATAAAAAAACTTACATCTACAAGTTATATTAACAAATAAAGAACTTCCAATCTACACATTCCAACACATTTCCCTCAAAACAGTTCCATTGTAGGAAGTTTGGAGTGATTAATGTAGTATGGAAAATATTTTAAAAACCTTTAATACGACTGACACTTGGCTTGATGTAGAGACTGTCGCAGCTCTTAAAAAGATATCAAATAGAGCCGTAAGATTATCACTCAAAAAGAAAAACCCTGACGGGGTAAACAAGTACAATTATCAGACAGAAACCGTCAGAGGCGGAAGTGCATATAAGATTCAGCTATCCAGCCTTGAGGAAGAATATCAAATTAAGTACATCAAAGAATACTACGACAATTTGACCCTAGTCGATAATAAAATCGAACTACATAATTTTCAGCCCAAACCTGAGAAAATAATATCAGAAGTTCAACGCAAAAAAGCACTTGCAAAATATGACCTGATAAAATTTTGGGAAGAATACAGAAAAAATAAAAAAGACAATAATATCCCCAATAAAAACTCAGATAGAATGTTTTTGGAAAGCTACAATACAGGACTTTTGTATCCTGAGATTTTTGCTGTAATAAATACAATCGGAATCGGCTCTCTTTATTCCTGGAAGAATGTAATTGATAAGAACTCGGATTGGACAGCACTTGTCGGCAATTACAAATATTCTTCAAACAAAGTTTACCGAACAAAATTAAAGGAAGAAGAAATAACGGTCTTTCTAAAAATACTTTTATCCCCAAATAGATTTTCGATAGGCAAGGCAATCGGCTTAACAAGGCATATTTTGGAAGAAAAGGGATTTGAAAATATGCCAAAAGAAGTGACCTTCAGGCGATATGCAAAGTGGTATAAATCTGCAAATTATGACAAATGGGTGCTCGCAAGAGAAGGTGCTAAAGCACTTAAGGACAGAGTGGAACCGTATATTGTCAGAGATATAAGCGTGCTTGAGCCTGGGCAGGTTTTAATTGCAGACGGACACACCCTTAACTTCCAAGTGATAAATCCTTTCACAGGAAAACCTTGCCGTGCAACACTACTTGGATTCCTTGATTGGAAATCAGGCGGACTTGTTGGATACGATATTATGCTTGAAGAGTGTACCCAAAGTATTTCTTCAGCACTAAGGAATGCAATTTTGCACATGGACCATATCCCGAGTTTTGTTTATCAGGATAATGGCAGAGCTTTTAAGAGTAAATTTTTTAACGGCGATACGAAATTCGAAGAATTAGGATTTACAGGAGTTTATGAAAAATTGGGAATAAAACCTGTTTATGCAACTCCATACAATGCTCGGGCAAAAGTCATCGAGCGTTTCTTTTTGGAATTTCAAGAAAGCTTTGAAAAACTGATACCAAGCTATATAGGGACAAGTATTGAGAATAAACCAGCGTATATGAATCGCAATGAGAAGCTCCATAAGGTGATACACCAAGAAAAGGCTAACTTTATTCCGACTATTGAACAAGCATTATCATTAGTCAGAGAGTGGTTAAACTTTAGACACTCCCAGCCTTGTCCGAATGTCCCTGGCAAATCAATTCAGGAAGTTTTGGACTTAATTCCAAAACAAAATATTTGCGAAGAAACATTGGACGATTTAATGATGGCACAAGAGGTAAAACACATCGGCAGAAACGGTATAAGGTTCTTAAAATCCAATTATTTTAATGACGAACTTTATGGTATCAGAGAAAAAGCGGTTATAAAATACAACCTGAGCGATTTAAGTTACATCAAAGTGTATTCAGTCAAAGGCGAATTTTTGTGCAGGGCTGACAGAGTTACTGCAACGCATCCACTTGCTTATCAAATGGGCGACATCAAGGATATTGAAGATTACAAACACAAAATCAAAAAGCAAAATCAACTTAGAAACAAAACAATGAAAGCCGTTAAGGAACATTTTGCACTTGAAGATATCGAACTTATTAAAACTAACCTTATTGAAAATACTTTGATTGATGACAATTCGGTAATAGAAGCCGACATTATCAAACCTGCAAAACCTGAAAAAGAAAAACTAACAGAAACTTATGTAAACAATAGACCTCGACCACTTTTTAAAGATAATTACGAACGCTATGAGTGGCATATAAAAAATGGATGTGTCGGAGTTGACGATAGAAGGTGGTTTGAAGAGTACATAAAATCAGAGGAGTATAGAAATATATATGCAGAATAAATTTATTAAAACACAGAATGTAAAACGCTTTATATCATTGATGGATAACCTACAAAAAGCACCGCCGAATGTTCCAAAGATAGCCCTCGTGCATGGCGAATTCGGGCTTGGAAAGTCGCAAGCGATAATGTGGTGGGTTACAAATAATGATGCCATTTATGTTCGCTGTAACCATAAAATGAGTAGCCGTTGGCTGTTATCCGAAATAGTAAAAGAGCTTGACGAAGAACCTTGCAGGCAATCTTCGCAACTGTTTAGACAAATCGAGGATAAATTAAAAGCAGAATCCAAGGTGATAGTGGTTGATGAGATTGATTATCTTTTTACAAATACGCATACAATCGAAATATTGAGGGACATACACGATAAATTGGGAGTGCCGATTTTGCTTGTTGGAATGGGTTTGTCAAACAGAAAACTTCTAAAATATGGGCATATTAACGACAGAATTTTTGCGAAATTGAAATTTGAAAAAATCGGCAAGGAAGATTTTAAAGAAATTATCTCAACGCTATCAGAAGTTGAGTTTACCGCCGAGGCAATAAAATATATCGAGTCTCGAAATCTTCAGTTCCGCCAACTTGTGAAACTTATTAATAGAGCAGAAAATCTTGCAGATACTAATAAACTTAATCAGATTGACGAAGTAATAGTGAGGGAGCTATTTGATGAAAAATAAGGTTTTGAAACTGGCAAAAAGACTTGGTAAATTTTCTGTCGAAGATATTTCACAGATTATTACTACCGATAAAAACCAATTGGAAGAAATTTTACAAGAATTATTATCTGAAAAATCTATACTTAAAAGAGCAGATAGCACTTATTTTCATCAAGAAAAGAGTAAAAAGAAAACATCAAAACTTCCGCTATTTTTTGAATTCAGGACAAAAGAAGAACTTGATTTAATAATTAAATGTTTTTGTGCCGAAGTTTCTGTTTCGAAAAGTGTAATGATATGCAGTATTTCAGAAAATGTAATCTCTACATTTACCCAGTATTTTAGAAAAGTCATTTATGAAAACCAATTACTAGAATTAAATAATTACTTTGAAAATAATCCACAGCAATTCCGACTGAGAACTTTTTATGAAAAGCCAACTTATTTTTATTTTTATGAAAATAGATTGTTTGTAAGTGACAATGTCCTATTATCGCCTAACGGCTGCATTAATTTTAAACAAGACGAAATCAAAAAGTTTAAAATCCTCTATTGCAGAATTAAAAGAATATTGAGCCACAATACTAGGCGGATATTATTACATCATCATATTTCAGAGAGCCTGTGGCGAGATTCTAAAAGCTTTGAAGAATTAGTCAATGATTTGCATCAATTGCTAACGGCTTGAAAATCAAACTTGAGATTATCCTCTACAGGTTGTAATTCTTCATCATCAAAAACATCTTCTTGTATTATTTTACGGCGTTCTGGAGGTTTATTGTACAACTTATAAATATCTAATGGGATACGCATTTTTTTATTGTACATAAGCAACATAGCTTCTGCATATCCAAGAGAACCTGCCCTTCGCTCATTTGCGGTTCTGGATAATTCTTTTATGGAATATCTGCACATTTTTTCTTTAAAAATATCATCATTAAGTTCGTTCGCATAGGCTGCAATTAATTTAGATACTCCTTTTAATATATTTGCCGACAATGAATTGATATCGCCCTCCCAAGTTCCGATACAAAGCCTCAGAGTTCTATCGAGATTATGAAAACCGAATTTTTTGTGTATATATTCTAAAGTCGATATGGCACAAATTCCGCCAATAACCTTAGTTGAGGTGAGAAATAAGTCATATGATTCTACCAAATCCTTTATTATAAGCTGTTCATCATTTCCGGCTTCAACATTTGCCATAAAAATTTCGTACGAAGTTAAAGATTTTACGTACTTTTGTTGGTTGGCAAAAATATCCGCTTCTTCTTGATAATCTAATTCATCATATATCATGCACCATACAGGAGTTTCACGTGATTCTGAAACAGTCGCTACAATTTCAATCGTATGCTGCCCATTAAAAACATAGTTTATACCATCTCTTCTACTAACTTTCACTGGATTTATCTGACACAAATCAAAATTTGCGACTGCACGTTTAACATGTGCTTCAGACAAATTACGCTGATATTCTTGATTTGATACCAGGTTTTTTATCGGGATTTGCTCAAAATGTACATTTGGAATAAATTGACTATACTCTTCCATTATTTCTCCTCTACTGCTAATAATATTGCATTTATTGTGTATTCTAAATTTTTTAACTCATTTTGTAGTTTTATTTTTGCCTTACTTGAAGCTTTACAAAAATTTGCATTTGATAAAGTTCTATTTATGGAACTAATCCAAGAGGGAAGTGTTAAAGTCAGGCTTGATATTTCTGCATCAGGGTCATAAGCTGGCATATCCTTGACTGATAATGTATCACTCCGCTTCGGGATAACCTTGCGCACACTTGAATATGGTATAAAAGTTTCATCATTATTATTCAATTTATTTTTGACCGTATTAATTGCTTTGAATGGTTGTTTTGATAATTTTTTAATATTATATTGAGAAATTTTTACGTTCCCATTTAAAACGTCCGAAATGAATTCGGGTTCTTTATTTGATAGCGTATCTATTGATCTTGCATAAGCAGCATATTTTCTAACAGTCTTTGGAGAAAGATGGTATTCCTCACCCAATTGTTCTGCTGTATTTTGCATGGATTTTTTTATTGTTGAGTTATCTTTATGGGCGATCTCCATTTCATTATCTTTATATTGATTTTTACCCAAAGGATTCCTTTTCCCAAGTATTTTTTCCATTTCGTATCTTTTTCCTATTAAATATCTTTTAGTCTCTTCCGAAATATTCCTGCGACCCAATTGGTTTGCACAAATCCAAGTTATAATTTCTTCTCTGGAATCAAAATCGACATATTGTACAAAAAATGGGATTTGTAATCTTGTACAAATTTCATAGCGATTATGTCCATCAATAATTATGTTTTCCCAAACGCATAATGGTTCTCTGCAACCATCTCTGGAAATATTTTCCTCCAGCTGAATACGTTCATTTTTGCTTAAGGGTGGAATTAATTGCTTAAATCTTTCATCTATTTGTAACTTATAAATTTGTTTTTCTGCCATTTGGACTCCATTATTCATTTATTGAAAATGATTCTAACATATTAAATCTAATAACATTTTGACTGGGAACGTTTTCGCCATAGATTCTATACGCTTTATTATCAACCCAATCGTTGCATAAATTTCTTAAATTTTTTATTAAAGAGGTACTGTATAGCTCAACAGATTTTTTATTATTAAATGAATTTTTGAAAACATAGTGAGCCTTTGTATCAGTTCTATCACTTGGAAGAACAGCCAAAGAACATTCTCCTGGATTTACCAATAGTAAAATATATTCAGGATTCCCAATTGAGTATAATGTATCTTTATGGATTCTGATTAGTGGTTTTTTAAGGTCGACTAAAATAGCAGGTTTTAGTGTTTTATTCATATTTTACTTCCTCCGATTGAATAAAATTATCTTGTTGTTCTTGTCGATTATTTTCTTTATCTTTAATGCCAAAAACTGTATAACCGTTAAATATATTTACTTGCAGTTGCTTACCATGTTCTTCAACAGGCAATCCAAACTGATTTTGCCATTGGGCAGGAAATACAGGAGTTCGAGAAGTTTTTGGTTTTTCACCTTCTTGAATTGTTCTTTGATAAATTTCGGTTGCCGTTAGGTCAAAAATGAATAAATACTCATTGCCGCTTTTGATTAATTTCCCAAGTAATTTATATCTGAACTCCGGATTCCAATCCATCAAGTCAACAATTTTGGCAAAGAATACTCGGCAGCTAATTTGCTTTGGCTTACGTTTGATCGTGCTCCAAGGGAAAGAATCTTTTTCATCTTCGCGACAGGGGCGTACAGCTAGTTTTCTTTCTTCAGAATTAACAAGAATTTGGACATAATCTACATGCGGTAGTCGCTTTAGACATGCAGTATTTAATGAAACTTTACTTCTATTAAAAGTTATAGAAGGTTCATGTAAATGGGCAAAATACTCGCCTCTTACAACTTGATAGCCATCATAATTAAAATTAGAATCCTCAATAGCATCAAGGTTTTGTTCGTTGGTATTCCCATCTTCAGTCATTTGTAATCTCCTGCTCCATATCACTTATGATATTTTTTATATTATTTCGAACTTCATCGGAACTGGTTACATTTAGTTCTGACTGCAAATAAGGTTTACCTTCTTCATTTGTTTTCCATTCATCATTTTTGTTTAAAAGTGCAAGTTCACTAGCCTGCATTTGTCTGTAGTAATTATTCCCAAAAGTGTTTGCCCAATTACTAGGAAAGGCCATAATATCTTTATTGGGACCGTTGGTAAAAGGCTCTAGACCTTTTGGGAAAGAATTATCTGGACATTCTTCACCTTCATTACTTTTTATTTCTTTTTGCGAAATAAAAATTTCAGTTTCATTCATATTGAAAATTATTAAAATTTCATCATTTTTTTGCCTGCGGATTCCGCGTACACGATATTTATACCCTGGATTCCAACCAAATAATTCATATAAAGTTTTGATATAAGCGGCACCGCTTACCCCTCGAGAATAATATAAACCATTCTCCACCCTTGCCCATTGCACTGCGTTCCTTAGTTTATCTGAGCAAGGTCTTACTGCAAATAAATTTTGACTTGGGTTCACTAGCATTTCAACGTAAAGAACTTTATCAAACTTTCGAACGCATTCTGTGCTAAATTGTATGTTATCAGGTGAAAATGTTACACATATTTTTTGGATTGTGTCGAAGAATTGTGAACGAGCCACTTCAAATTTGCGCAGGTCAAAATCTCCTGAATTAGCTTCTATGTCTAAGTTTTCTGATAAATCCTCCCTTGCTTCAAAAACACTTTCAGATGCATCCAAATAGTCTTTTGCCTTAAATGCTGCCCATCTTGGATTTATTGAAACAAAACCTTTTAGTGCTCCGTCATTCACAACTTTTAATTCGGGTAGGAAACCTTTATGTCCATATTTTGCATTACTTATTAATCTTTGTACGGCAATAAAATCGTCCCTAATTATAATTGCCTCGTGGTTATTTCTTTTTCTGTATTGATTTCTATCTTGCCTATTTCTTCTTGACTTATGGTCAAGATAATTTGGAGTCCAAGTTTTTCTTGCAAGTACATCCCCACAGTGACGTTCATTCTGAAGGACTTGTAATATTGTATTTGGAGACCAAGTCGTGTTACCTTTTTTGGTTGTACATCTTAGATCAGTAAGGGTGTCTGCTATTTGTTGACAAGTATTTCCATGAAGATACATAAAGAAAACAAGGCGAACTATTTTTGCTTCTTCTTCATTAATAACAAGTTTTCCGTCCTCATCTATATCATAACCCAGTAACGGTGGTGTTAAAAAAATACCTCGCCCAAAACGCATTTCAATAGAAGAATTCATAATATCACTTTTAATATGTGATTCTTCTTGAGCCAATGTAGCCATAAAAGCTAAAATCATTTCACTATTATTATCTAGCGTATAGATATTTTCTGTTTCAAAAAAAATACCAACTGGAGGCTGTAATTGCTTCAACTCTCTTGAATGACCGATGCAATCAACAACATTACGGGCAAAGCGACCTACGCTTTTTGTAACTATCAAGTCAATTTTTCCAGCATTACAGTCTTCTATCATTCTGACGAACGAATCTCTATGCCTAAGTGATGTTCCAGATATACCCTCATCAGCGTATATTTCAATAAGTTTCCAACCCTTATGCCTGTTAATAACATCCATATAGTGATTTTTTTGCAGCTCATAGGATGATGTTTGCCTTATATCATCAGTTGAAACACGAGCATAAACAGCTACACGTTTTTCTTTTGTGTCTTCATGCAGATTAACTTGTGGAATCATAGGAATTACATCTAATTCGTCAAGACTAACGCCTTTGTACCTTTTTCGTATTTTTTCTTTTTTAGAGTCTGAATAATTCATTTGTAATTTCCCTTGATACCTGTACTTATGCATATTTTAAAATTATAGAAAAGAATAATTTAAAAGAACATAGACTGTAGGTCAAAAAAAATTTGACCTACAGACAAATCAATAATTATTTCGAAGACTCCTCTTCATTGCTGTAACAAGGTCAAAGATTACTTTTTTTTCATAATTATTGCAGTCTTCAATAATCCACATTAATTTAGATTTATATTCTAAAAATTCATTATCTTGATTCCCATTTAAAAGTGTAGTTGTTGGGATTTCTAAAACATCGCCAATCTTCACTAAGGATTTCAAGCTAGCTTTCTTTTTGCCGGATTCAATCCGACTTATATATGAAGTCGATAGATTGCACATTTCGGCTAAGTTTTCTTGTGATAATCTTCTACTTCCTCTGAATTTTTTTACTCTTTCGCCTATAACTTTAAAATTTAAATCCATCTAGCCTCCTTTATACTGTACCAAAACGGTTCTATATATAGGAATACCAAATGGATAATTAACAGTAAAATTCTATATATGCAACCAAGAAATTCTAAAAAAGGAAAAATTATTTATAAAGTTTTGGCAGATGTTATTCAGGACTTACGAAAAGAACAAAGCAAGTCCCATATGACATTATCTAACGAATATGACTATCCCAAATCACTTTTAGGTCGTATTAAAAATGATGAAATAATTATTTAAAACAAAATTTCCTCAATATATTTTTTTAATCTTTGAACATCTGACTTGAATTCATCCCCTGCTGCAGATGCTTTGCTTCTGTAAGTTACGTGGTAACAAAGTCCTTTTGGTGTGTTCATTTCTGAATAAGGGATTGAGTAAACTAGCTCCCATTTTTCATCTTTCAAAAGATATGCCCTTACGTAGCATTGTTGGTCATAGGAATCCGATTTAATTTCGAGCTTTATTCGCTTTTCTTCTAGCTTATAAATTTCTCTAAAATTTATCGATTGTGAACCCTTATAAGTGATTTTTTCAATTGTTGTTTCTTTTATTTTTTTTGACATGGCATTCTCCTTAAGTTCTCTATTCATGCTGGTTTAGGATTGGGGCAAATTGGAGCAAAAAATTTTTTATACTTCCACTGGAGTTATGTTATCCATCGCGGTATTGTATTTTTTACCTTGAGCATCAACGCAGGTTGCAAAATCTACTTTGCCGTCAGCGTAAACGTTAATCCAAGTTGATATTAACAATCCAACTTCTTGTTTTTTGTGGTTGTAAATTTTAGTTCCGTACATTGTGTAATCTTTAGATGTCATAATTTTATCTCCTTTGTTTTGTTTATCTACAATGACATTAATCACTCGCAATAGTCCGAATTGCAAGCTATTCGGACTATTGCGAGTGATTCAGACACATTGTTTTTTGTTATAGGTATTTGCTAAAAGTAGCTTGGAATTTTTGAGCTAATTCAATATGTGCTTTTATTGCTTCTTCTATTTTTGATTCATCTGTAACATCAAATCCTATTGTTTTTCTTATTTTTGAGGATTTTTTATTCACCTCGTTTATCCAATCAAGAGTTCCTAGTTCTTTTTCAATTTTTTGCTGTTGTTTTTCCAGATTTTCAAATATCGATTTATCTTTGTTTATAAGAAGATCCACACAAATATATGGAACATCTGTTCCTACAGATAATTGCAGGCAAACTCCTGCTTTTCCCATCGGAATATATTGCCAGTGCTGTGGTTTTGGGTTTACTTGCATATCCGAACCGATTTCATCGCAGATTTCAAAATATCTTTCCCAATATTTAAGTTGAATTTGTTTTGCCTTACCTAGACTTTGTGATTTTTTATCAGGTTTTAAAAGGCATTTAAACCCTATTTTATCGTTGTTTAGAGAGGCTTTAAAAATAAAAACTCCAAAGTCTTTATTTGAAAATTTATTTAAGGTTTCTGCTGCCGTGATTAAATTTTCTCGCTCGTTTGCAACAATCCAAACTATAAAAGGTGATTGCGGTAGATTTTTGATTTCGCTCAGGGCATTGATAATCGTTTCAGGATTTTGTGTTAAATCTGCAATCGTAACAATTGCCTTGCCGTTCGCTTTTGGATAATCAGCAAGCACCGATATGATTTCAGGTGCGTTGTGATTTGCCATAAATTCTTCAAAATTCTTTTTACTTTTGAAGGCATCTTGAGGGATAATTTTTTCTGTCATATTTTTCTCCTTATATTTTTTGACATTGACATTCATCCCTCGCAATAGCTTTCAATTAAAGTCTTTTAGTCTATTCTGAATCATTTAGACACAATAAAAGTAAAAGCGTGGGGCATTCCACGCTTTTATCAATATTTTGCAATTATGAATTTGTGATTATTTTTTATTTTTAGGCTCTATCTTTTTTATTTCCCTTGAGGAAGGAAGATAATTGTTGGATGTAACAACCTTTTGCCCTGTCTGTTGCTCGAAATCTTCTTTTGCTCTTTTGGCAATACCGCCACCTTTTTTTGCAGCTTTTTTATTTTCGTCTATTCCTGTAGCTTCTTCAAGCTCTGCAACTTGCCTTGTTGAAAGTTCTGCTAATGCTGTAAAAATCAACTCAGCTTCTGACATGTGATCCCTTAAGTTTTGCGAGGTTAAATCTTTGAGGTTTTTATGCTCTTTGACTGACAAGTCAGCCCATTCTTGATGAATAATATTTGTCAAAATTGCATATTCTTCACCTTCTTTTATTTCGTGGTCTTTCCAATAATCAGTCAATTTACTTCTGGTTTCTTGCCCCATCATTCTTTGCTGAATCCACTTGTCACTTCTACCAAGCTTTTTATAAGTATCTCTTGCCCTGTCAATAGCAGTAGTAGGGTCAGCAATTTCCTGCATTCTTTCATATCCAACTTTAGCAAGCCATTGTTTAACAGGTTCTGCCTTTTTGCTTGGAACAGATTGTACAATACGCAACATCGTTTGAACATCCGTACAATCTGTTTCTCTTTTTTTACCGTCAGGAGCAAGTAATTTCAACTGTACGATTTTTTCGTACAGTTGGCTAAAACCCTCGTCTTCTTTGAGTTTTATTTTTAAATCACTCCAATATCTTCTGGAATTTTTACTATCAGTTAGCAATTCAATAATATCAATTACAGAAAAATACCACTTTTCTTGATTTTCATCATAAAGCGAGCGTATTTTTTTATCTTCAAATAACTTAATTGATGTCTCATTGTCGGTCATGTTCCACCTCCTCAACCCTTACATATTAGCATAAATAAGGATTTTATTTAATTTTCAAAGTACAAGTAATTTGTAGTGATTTAAAATAATCTAACAAGGCGAATTTAATTTATTTAATTCACCCTGTTAAAGATTTTAATTAAAAAGTTGTTGTAGATTGGATTTTATATATTCAGAATCTATTTTCTTAAATCTGCAACAATACCTGATAAGTGATTTGCAAATGATTCAAGAGCGTTTACACCCTGCTCAAAACAATAATTATCAACATCATTCGGTGTTGTGTTGATTTTGTCTTTTAATTTAAACAGACTATCGACCGCCGGCTGTGTGTATTTGGCAAGATTCTCATAGAGTTTAGTTACACAATTGGGCACGTTTTTTTGAATCAGATTCATAATAAACGGCTCAATTAATAACCAAATTACGTTTAATTTTTTCCAGTTTGTGAGTAATGCTAAAAAATTCATAGCTTTTTTCCTTTCTTGATTTGAGTAATATACCAACTGATTTTGTTTCTTAAATATTCTCCGGCTCTATCTCTGGAGATGTTTGGAAGATACGGTAGATAAGCAATATCAGACTTTCCCTCTCTTTCGCTTAACGGTCGTTTTTGGTCGAATTCATAGTGGGTAAAAACGTTTGCCTCGACAACTTCAATGCCGTATTTGATACAGAGTTTCGCCGCTTTGCAGCACATGGATTCAACCTGTTTTTGGGTAATAGGATATTTTGTTTGTTTATTTTTTAGGTCAAATCCTGTCATTCCACAGCAAGACAAGCCAATGCACCCTGTATTACCTCCGCCGCAGTGTTTTGCATATTTCCCGTCATAACAATTAATATTGTCTTCAGGTACAAATTTCCCTTTGAATTCTTTTCCTGCGAAATCAAAAATAAAGTGGTAGGCATCGATATCCGTTTGGCAAGGATTGTTTGAGCCTGCTGTCCAATGCATACATATTTTACTAATTGACATTATTAATCACCTTCTTTCTTGCTTCTTGTCGCTCTTGCAGTAGTACCAAATATTCATCGGCCGTTAGAGATGTTTCAACTCCAAGTGCTAATTGATCCATGTGTCTTATTACTTTCCAATCGGAACCATTTAAAAATTTGGTAGCTTCCTCTGAATCCGTTTCAGAAAAAAACGAATCCAAATTGACAACCCACTCACCGTTTTCAAAAGTTGCATCAGGAATCGGTCGCTCCGGCACCTCGATATCGTTTAACATCAGATTTTCAACAAATAAATATTCGCCGTTTCTAATAACTGTTTTCATATTAAAAATTCCTTTCAAGCTGAATGATAAGTGAACAATTCGAGGTTATAGACCTGTTTGTTCCGCCGTAATCTTTATATTGCATAAGCCCTGTACCTGTTCTGACATAGAACAAGCAGTCATCGTAGTAAAAGCCATTATTATTCCATTCGTGGCTGTAATCTAATATTGAGTCGATTTCCCACGGCATAATAAAACCGTTTGTTTTATCTTTTATCCAGGTTGAAATTCGCATATTTTTGTAATCAAAGCCAAGATTATGAGAGAACGCAAAGGTTGATGATGCCCAAATATTTGTTTCATCACTTATGTAGACCCCTTCTTGGGCATAGCTATTTACATCCGAAACAAAATTGTGCTGAGTTTTTATTCTGCCGATAAAATTAACTTCTTTTGCTTCGTATTTTCCTGTTGCCGGATTGTATTTGTAGAAAGTGTTTTCAGGAATCACGTAGCAGTAAGCAAGTTCAAATACCTCAAACTGTGCAATTTGAGCGTAAGTTGCTCCGTTCATAATATTAACTATTTCAAGTTTATATTTCGCACAAGGGGTAAAATTCGTTGCATCAAAATATCTGACTTCGTTTGCTCCCCATGCAGCTTGTGCAGGAATTTCAAGAAGAACAATCCATTTTTCACCGTCAAAACCTTTTATATAACCGTTATAAATACATCCTGTCGGAGTATCGACACTGGCGGTTATTCCAAATCTTGCAGCTATTCTTGGGTTCGGGAATTCTATTTGCAACCATTGGTTTCCGCCGACAATCGATGCCATCCATTTTGTTGCAAGGTTATGATTAAAGGCACAGACTGGGATATAACTTGCGTTGTAAGTTGAACTTGCAGTGGAGATATAGCCTTTTCTGAATTCGGATGTGGTAATATCGGATGTCATAGTTGGAACTGAATTAACATCTGAATATTTTTGCAATTTATTTGTATAAACAGGACGAGCCGTTGTGATAATCGGCTGAAATTTGTTATTACTCTGCTTTTCCATTGCCAAATACATCATTGAATTATTGAGCAGGTTCTCGAGCATATAACTTTCGGTTATCGCAACCAGTTCATTAACTTTTCCGCTTGCAGACATTCCTTTGGCGTTGTTAATCAAAAGCGGATTATCAGCACTCAAGTCAAGCTTTGCAACCATTGGCATATAATCATTTGTCGCCGTGTAATACTCCAATGCTCCTATTGAAAGGTAGCTTCCGGCACCTGAAATAGCAGTAACAGAAAGCCTATAAAATTTAAAGTTAGCAGAATAATTTAATGCAAAAATCCGTTTTTCACCCTGTCCCCAAGCACCAATGCCTGTATAATCCCCGAGCAGTTGCCAGTTTACATCATCATTGCTGCCTTCAAGTATAAAATTGTATGGGGAGTATAAATTTGCATCTGCCGAATTCCTTGCAGTAATAGAAAATGCAATAATTTTTGGGGTAGATGTTTTAAATTCAATTTTTGTCCAACCTGTTGCGATTCCGCTTGTGGTAATCCAACCGTAAACATCAGAATTATAGCCCCTATAACATTTCCACGGCAGGTAGCTTGCATCATAATAAGATGAAGCGGTAATAACGCATTGCTCATGAACTGCACTTGTCATCGCAGGTACTATGTTTGCAGAAAGTTCAATTTTTCTTAAAAAATCAGCTCTTCCTGATGAATTTTTAGGACAATTTAAAATTGTTTGAGGCTTAAAGGAATTGGTTCTGACTTCTTTAGCACCAAAGTATCCAATTTCTTTTACGCAGTTTTCTTCAAAGACATAAAAGGAAACATCGCCTTTTAAAACCAAACGGTCTGCGTTATTTTGCAAAGCTAAACTTTCTGAGTTTCTGATGGTCCTGGATTCTGAAAATTCAATAGTTGCAATTCCTGAAGTCCAACCTGTTATTTGGGTTATTGTTTCACCACCTGAAACTTTGAAATAATTTGTTTTGTTAGTTAGTGTAAGAACGCCATTTACACTGGATAGTTCTGCAAAGTTATTCAGCTTTAAGGCACCGCCAAGCGTTCCTCCACTTGCATCCATTTTTGTTTGGATTTCACTTTGAAGATTTACGATTTTGTTTTCCTGATCATTATTTGAAAGTCTTAAAGTTTCAAAGTTTTGATTAACTTCTACCGCTTTTGCTTTTTCGCCAGGCTTAAATTCTGTTAATTCGTTTATTAAAGTCATATTATCTCCTTATGCAATTTCTTCAGGTCTATCTTTTCGCCAAATAGCAAGCCAATTAACAGTCGGCGTGTATCGTTGCTCTGAGTTGTAGCAGGTTATTGTAACTTTCACGTCATCTTTTCCCCAATAGCAGTACAAAGAGTCATCGCCATTGACAACTCCTGAAAAGTATATGGTTCTGATTGACGGGATAAAAGCCAGTAAATCAGTCATCTTAAAGCCATCAGGAGGGTAAACATAACTTGTTGTCCCTTCATTTAGGCCAGATTCAATATGCATATTGTGGAATCCGTGAATAGCCTCGCTCGTTATAATGTCCGATATATTATGAGTGTGGTTTTTGTTTGCGTAGGGCTTTAAATTTTCCTCCGGCACAATCCCATCATCATCAAGCACAAGAACATTATTGGGCTCGTTTCCTGCGTGGTGTCCGTCAATCAAGTCAGCGTTTAAGTCTTCGCATTTTGTTTTGTTGGAAACGGCGACTTGTTCGGTTTGGTTTCCTGCATGGTAACCATCCACTTTATCAGCATCGATTAACCTATGATGCGCGTTAACATCTTTATTGTGGCTGTTTTCAAGATAATCAAGGGAAACAACCGCAACACTCGGGTCGATTACAAGATTTGTATTTTCTAAGTTTTCAATTTCAACAATAATTTTGATGTAAAAATCTCGGGTTGAACCTTCATCTTCAATTGGTTTGTAACTTTCGGGAATACTTGCAATTGCAAACAGATTTCTGTCATTATCAAAAATCCCGACTTCTCTTATGTAATAACCGCCTGTATTTGAAGGAATCGCACATTCAATTACTAATCGATTGCTGTAATTAGTGTCCGCATAGATTCTTGAAATATTGTTTCTGTAAGTTTCATTCACAAGCTGTGTTTGATTTTCTTTAGGTTCATAATATCCGTCACCGCCATCTCCGACAGCAAAAGAGCTCAGTACAAGCGGAGCAGAGTTTACTTGTGCATCAATTATTTTATTTACGCCGATTTTTGTTAGTAGTGTATAAAATTCCATAAAGCCTCCTATCCAAATGCCCATACAGATTCATCAAATTTGGAATTATCAAAAAATAATGTTGAAAGATTGAGGTTGGTTTTGGAGTTTTTGCCCCAATTCTTTGCATCCCAATTGTCTGTATCCCAAAATAAATCAAATGGTTTTGGTAAAACTGTTACTGTTTCGCCTGTGATTGCTGCAAGTTTTCCTTTGCAGGCTTTAACTTTTGATGACATTGAAATGCTAACGCTCGCTAGATGCGAACGCACATTTTTGTATTCATTTATCAAGTCTTCAAGTTTTGCGATGAGGTCATAGTCCAAGCCTTTTGAAACAAAATTCAGGTCAACAGAAAAAGTAAAAGGGTCACCGCCTGTTTCAAACCATTCTTGGATCTTGCCCTCGATGCCGAACATATCAAATATTCGTGTAAGCGCGTATTTTGTGCCTTTATGCCTGTGAACTTCAATCGCACGTTTTATCAAATCCCGTTTTTCATCATCATTTCTAGCTTGAAGCCAACCTTCATTCCCTGTAACGTGGTATTGTTCAGCCAAGTGTGGCAGTGCATCTGATGGCACATTATCAATAATGGTTACTAAAAGACAGGTCAAATCTATGTTTGAGAATCGCTCATCGGCAATTGCATCAATTATTTTCAAATTCAAATCATTAATCGGAGTCAAATTACTCATTAGCGTATCCTCCGATTGTGATGTCAAAATTCTTTAAATCAGCCCACTGATAATCAAGAATGTCTATATCAACAGGCGTTGTTAAATCAACTTTAAACACACCGTAAATGCTGTTTAAAATAGAAATAATTTGAGTTCTGATAACATCTTTTCCAAGTTTTTCAGCCAATGCAATTTTGTACTCGGTAAGTCTTGCATTAATAGTTGCCATAACGCTTGTTTTATCTGCATATGAGAATAAAACAATACTTGCATTCAAGATGAATTCAATTCTTTCGGGAGATTTAACCACAACTTTGTCTGTTAGCGGCCGCACTTTGTCATCGCTCAAATAACTTTGAACTATACTCAAAATTTCTGTTGACGGATTGCCGGTTTTTGTTAAAGGATAAACTTCAACGACTCCGGGGCTTGGTGATAAAACGGCAACATCTGTTATACTTTGGTGTGCTGATAAAGTATGGAAACGATAAGCTCCTTTACTTCCTGCATTTGAAAAACTTTCCGGTGCTTGACGAATTCTTTCTCTTAAATTCTCGACATCTTCATCATCGGCTCCGCCTGAGCTTACAGTGATATTTTCAACTGCACTGATATAAGAAAGCGGCGTAATTAAATCATTGATTGATTTTAGTGTGTAATTGTTCGCTGCAACACCTGCTGTTTGACAAACTGATTCAATATCAACATACAACTCACCTGCTTTTAAAGTTGCAACCGCAGTTGTTTCAAATACAAAAAGTTCGTCTTTTGTTCCGACTTCTGCTCCTTGCTGAATAGTATAATCAAATTCCAGTGCTTCCTCTACTGAAAATCTCAAAGTCGTTGTTGCACAATCGGCAAGCAGTTTTGTAACACCTAAAGGTTCTCCGATATGCTCCAAAATATTGAGAGGGGCATAGCTTAATAAATTTTCTTTTGCAATTTCTTGGATTTTTATCCTCAAAAGATTTTCACGATACGCACAACTATCAATCATCAATCTTTCGATTTGTGCAGGCTGTAAAACTTTGCCTGACTTTGATTCATATAAATCAATCCATTCTTGAGTTATTTTATCCGCATCACGTTCAATAAAATTCGGTTCAGGAAGCTGTGTCATAGACTCACCTCCGCTGTTGATGTAGTAGAAGAATCTTCCTTTAAGCTCCATTGAACTTTTATATTTAACTGTGTTTGATTAATTTCTATGGTTACAGAATCAACATTAACCCTTGTTTCCCAAAGATTTATCGCATCAATAACTTCTCTTGTGATGTTCGGTTTTGCAACATTTACAGGATAATCAACGTATTTTAAAATATCCGAGCCGAAAGTCGGGCGGTGTGGAACAGAGCCTTTTTGTGTTGATAAAATTATGGTAATGCATTGGTTAATATCCTCAATCCCCTCTGAAACAGAGCCAATTTGATTGAGTTTTAATTGCCAATCTACATATTTAATTTCTGATAATGTTGTCATTACATAGCTCCATCAGGGGCAGAAGTAGGACTGCCCATATTTCCTGTGTGAGTGTGTGGGTTGTAAACATCACGCATCGCCTGCATTGAAGATTTTTTGTCAGTAATATCTGCTGCAGAAGTTATTCCATCGGTGTTTTTGATTTTTCCTGTATTTAAAATATCCGCAACGATATTGAGCGTTTTTGCAACGATAGTCAGCATTTGAGTTTCTTTGTTGTATTCAATAAAACTGCCGTCTTCAAATTTTATAATGTGCTGATCCTTTGAAATCCCCGGAACTGAATCGACTCCGGTGTAAATTGCGCCAAGAATTACACCATCCTCGGAATTATCATCCATAAGACATGCAACCTGTTCGCCAACATCTACCATCGAGTAGAATTTATCCTTGTTCGTTTTCTGCTGAAGCATAGGAAGCCAAAATGATGTAATATCATCATCTGCAAACTGCACACGAGCCTTTGCAGTTAGAGGATTTATGTTAGTAACAACGCCGAATTTTAACACGATGTCACCTCCAAACTCGTTGTGTATCCTGAACTACGATCGATTGTATGACGTGCTTCTTTTATGTGATATTTTCCTGAGAAGTACCCCAAATCTTTCAACTCGACATTCAAACCTGCTACAAGATAAGGGTTTCCGCACATATCAATTGAACCTTCGATGGTGTCTTTACCTTTGGCAAGTGCTGCTTTGGCTTTTAAAATCGCTTGCTGTTTGTTTTCACAGCGAACATTTAATTTTAATGAATCACCTTTTACACAGCTTTGATTTTTTACAGTCGCACTAACCTTTTTGCCTATTTTTGGGTTGTGGTAGCTGACCGTTACTGATTTATAATTTTTGCTTGTTTTCTCTGACAAATTAATCCTTGCTAAATCAGTTCGATACAAGATTTTTGCAGAACTTGCATTAACAAGTTTTTCGGTTTTATAAAAAACAAGATTACCCTCGGCGATTTTGAAAATATATCCGTATTGTTCAGCAAGTTTTTTTAAGAAAGTTAAATCACGTTCTTGATTTTGAGTAATACGTTCAACTTTCACATCTTCAATTGAACCGACAAGTTTAAGGCTGTGGCGTTTTGCTATTTCGGATGCAATCTGTTTTAAAGTTTTATTTTCATAAGCAATAGAATTATTTTGTCTTAAAGGTTTCTTAATCCCTGTCGCAATCGCTTTTACAATCAGAGTATCAGGCGGAGTTTCAAACTCAATTTCATCAATTTCAAATAATCCGCAGTTTAGAAGTTTTTCGCCTTCATAGCCGATAAATAGTCTTAGTGAATCACCTTTACTTGGAATCCAAGCATTTTGCCAAAGTTTCTCTGAATCCTCAAAAGTAATAGAAATTTCATCACTTTGTCCGTGTTCAAAATCAGTGTATTCAATATTTACAACGTAATTTGAAACATCCTTTGTGATGTCTTTTTTATTGTATTCAAGTTTAAATGTTGGTTTTAACATTAACTTCTCCAGGGTGGTAGTTCAAAAGTAATTTCGTTATTTGCATCAAGCACCGGAATTTTTAGCTTTATGCCGGATTCAAGAGTTGGGGTAATCGGGACTGAGGGGTTTGCCTGAATAATGACTTCATATTTGGTTGCATCTTGATAAAATTTGTATGCAATCGAATCCCATCGGTCATTGTCTTTTGTAATGTAGGAGTAGAATTCTGTCATTTCTTTTTCATTCCTCCCTGCTTTTGTTTTTTCTCAGGGATTTTGCCTGTGTATTCCCGAAGCTTCAAATCGACCTGCACCGAAATCAAATCGCCTTCTTTACTTGTCTGTTCTGTTGTAGAGATAATTTCAGACAAAACAAAAACACCAACATACTCGCCGTTTCCTTTTATGAATTTCAACAGTTCAGCTTTATTTGCAACGGTTTTCAATTTTTTAATTTCATCTTCAGGGACACAAAAAGAGTTATGAAAATTGAGCTTGATATTTTGTTCTTGCAAATTCATTCCCATAAACTGCAAGACAGGCTTGTTATTAATCCGCTCATGTTCAGCGTAATTATATGAAACGGTTTCTTCGATGCCGTTAAAGTATGTTATTAATTCAAATTGAATATCGCCAAGTTGTGCAAACATCAGTAAGCAAGCCTCATTTTTCTTTCATTTTCTTTTCTTACCATCGTGAGAATTTCTTCTTTATGTTTTTTGAGCAGTGCAAGAAAATCATCTTTTGCACCCTGTTTTGCACCTGACATTGTAATAATAGGGTTGTAGTGAATGACTGTTGAGCCACCGCCGGAGTTTACTCCTCTTGATTGGGCTTTTAAGGGGAGTGATTTGAAGCTCAACGCCTTGTTCATCGCAGCAACAATTGGTAACGGTTTTATTGCAGATGCAATAGTTTCTGAGATTTTGACCTTGTGCAAATCTTTCAACGGACCTGTTTTAGCAGGAGAATGTGGTAAGTGGTCCCTGATGATTTGTGCGTGTTTATTTATTGCAGCTTGAGTTTTGCCTGTCTTGCTTAAAAGTCCGAATGTCAGCATATCGCCAATTTTTGCACCAAACTCGAACGCTTTTTGAACAAGGTTTGCAAATTTAAGAATAATATTTGCAATCGCTTTGCCGAATTTCACACCCATTTTTTCTGCGGCTCCACCGACATCATCAACAGGTGTAAACAACTTTTTAAGCCAGTCAAACACTGCTTTTATAGGTTTTGTTATTGGTTCAAGGGCTTGTGCTAATTTGTTAAAAACAGGCATTAAAGGAGCTAAACCTTCTTTTAAACCTTGAAAAACACCTTTGAAAAATCCTGTAATAGGCTTCCAATATTTGTAAATCACAAAGGCAACTCCTGCAATTGCAAGTGCAATCCAGCCCAAAGGAGAAGTCAAAAGGGTTAGAGAAAAGGCACGGAATGATACTATTGCGGTTCTAATTATTGATGGGATTGATAAAAATCCTGTTTTGAATGATTTTAAACCGTTCATAAAATTCGCAGGAATCGCTTTAACAGAATTTATCGTCCAATCTTTCAAAGCTATTGTTGATTTCAAAATATTTGAAGGAAGATTTTTAAAAGAATTTCTCAAGTCGTTATCAATTCTTCTGACATCTGCTCCAAAACCCAAAAGAACGTGTTTTGGCAAATCCAAGCCTAATTTATTGCCGGCTTTAAAAATGTTAAAAGCATTATTTAAGCTGTGAGAAGAGGAGTTAAGTCCCATAAATTCTAAAAGTGCTACGGAGTTTTTTACTAAAACAGGAGTCAGCGCTCGAGCTTTTTCTAAAAAAGTGCCGTAAAAACCAATGAGTTTTCCGGTTAACATTGTACTGACCCCAAGTAAAGTAAGTGCAAGACCTGCCCCGATTGTACCAATTACCGCAGTAAACAATCCTTTTTGCATAACAGGGTTTGAATTTATTTTGTTTAATAAATCGTTCAAGGCTTTTAAAGGTGCGTGTAAATGAGGAAAAACTAGCTCTTTCATATTAATCCGAAGCTGTTTCCACTGCTCATTTGTCGTTGTCATCATATTGGTAAAATCGCTGTCGATAATGCCTGAAGCACCAAGAGCAGATGATTTAATCCTTTTGTATTCATCCAAATTCTGAAGCATTGGTTTTATAAAAGACAAAACCTGTTTATCCTGAAAGACTTCAGAGACTTTAAAAATATCGCCTTTGCTTGCTTTTTTCATCACTTCAAGGACTTCTAAAATCGGGTCTTTACCTTGCTTGGCGGCATCTACCAAAACATTTTTCAAATTGATGCCGAAAGTATCTTTGAAATTTTTAACAGCAAGCGGAGATGTTACTTTTTGAATAAAGTTTTCCAAATTGTTTGCAGCTTCAGATGCATCACCTGCACCTTTCATTGCAATTTGAAGAGCCGCACCAAGTGATGCAACCGCAGGAACACCTTTCATTCCAAGCATACTGGCACCTGCCGTTAAACTAGGAAACGCTGATGCCATATCTTTTAATTCAAAACGTCCTTCTTTACCTGACTGAGCAAGAATATCCATGGATTTCGAAAGGTCATTAATCGGGACTTTTAAGTTATCGGACACAGAAAAAGCAGTTTTAGAAATATCAATAATCGCAGCTTGCTCTGCTGTAGCAGTTTTGCCGATTACATTCATATAATCAAGTGCTTTTGTTGGATCAACACCTGAAGCTACAAGAACGTTCAAACCCTCAATAATCTCAGGGCGATATTGGTTTGTGTATTTTGAAATTTGCCCTAGTTTTTCGTCCATATTAGCAATTTGCTTTGCAGTCAATTCGCCAACATTTCCAAGTTCTCTGAGTCGGTGCTCCATTTCAAAAGCCTCTTGAATAGCATCTGTCATACCTAATTGATGAGCGATTCCAACACCTGCAGCAGTGAGTCCTGCACCTGCGGTTGCAATCTTTTTACCCATTTCATCAAACATTCTTGAGGTTTCTTTTATTTCATTTTGGAGTTTTTGAAATTCTGTTTCGGATTTTTTTACAGCATCTTTGATTACCCTCGACATTTTATCGATGGCGACAAGCGTTAATGAAATTTTCATCATATTGTCTATCATTGATTCTCAAACATTTCCTCTATATTGTCAGAATGCTTTTGGCTATATTTCATAGCTTCAAGCACCCAAAACTCTAATGTATCCAGGGGCATTTCTTTTAAATCCGAATAACTCCACCCGGTTATTTTTGAAAGATGGATTATGCATTCTGCACTGATGGCTGTAACTTCCCCGAAATAGCACCTTGAAGATTGATTACATCTTCAATCGGCAGTTCCAAAATATCCTCATAGACAAGGAAATTGCCGTCTATTTCGCAAAGTTCTGCAATCAAAGCATATGGGATTTCATCCGAAGTTTTTGCTTTTTTCTGCGCGTTCAAAAGGTCAAGACCTTTGCCGTCTTTAACTATTGCGATTTTGCCATCTGATAATGTGATTTCTTTTGTCATTTTATAATCCTTTCTGTTAATCTTTTTGATAATCCACTTGAAATATAGTCGCATTTATGCTACTATATAAATATGAGTAAATATGAAATTGAAATTTATGAAACACTTGATGGAAAAGAACCTTTCTATATTTGGTATGAATCAATTCAGGATTCAAGAACCAAAGTTAGAATAGATAAGCGATTGGACAGGGTTCAAGATGGAAACTTCGGAGATTTCAAATCTGTTTCTCAAGACTTATTTGAACTTCGCCTGGCTTTCGGTTCAGGTTATCGCATATATTACACCGTAGAAAATAGTAAAATAGTTATGTTATTAGTCGGTGGCGACAAGAAAAGCCAGTCAAGTGATATTCAAAAAGCTAAAAATTATTTAAAAGAATATAAGGAGAATAAATAATGGGCAGAAAATTTCGTAAATGGAATGAAGTTATGGAAGAAAACTTTCAAAAAGAAGGTTATTCTGAACTTTACTTAGAAGCTGCCATCGAAGATTTCGAACAAGATGGTGATGCTACTTCCTTGATGCTTGCTATAAAGCGAGTCGCCGATGCTCAAGGTGGAGTGAAAGTTCTTTCAGAACGTTCTCATTTAAACAAACAAAATTTATATAAAATTTTCAATAACAAAACATCTCCACGTTTTGATACGCTTTCAAAAATTCTTAAAGCTTTAGGGTATAGTTTTTCAATTAAGTCATCTGGCACCTCCTTAAAGACTTGTCCTAATTGTTAGGCTCCTATATTTTTCTTAAATGTTTCTAACATATCGACTAGGTTTACTTTGTAGATGTTTTCAAGAACATCTATTTCAAAGATTTCCACTTTGTTTACTACTAATTTTGCGTAGGTAACCGACATTGTGGTTTCGTATTCTGCGTTATCGTGAGGTTTGATAGTGCCAAGCGGAAACTCTTTAAAAGTCCCTATGATAAAAGCAGTTGCAGGTACTTCTTCAATTCGACCTTGTCCGTTATAGGTTTCAAGCGAAGCTCTGACTTGAATCATTGCAGCGGTAAAAGGAGTTGCAGCAGCAAGCAAAACTTCAGGATAAAGTGCGTTCCACTTAATTTTGCACTCCAGTTTTTCTATCCCTGAAAAGAATTCAGCAGAACCAACCATACCGAGAGCTTTATGCTCCGCCATTTTGTGTTTAATCTGCGGAAGCTGAACTTCTTCTGCTCGGCCCAAAAGGTTTACACCATTCATATAAACATTGGCGTTGGTTAATTTATTAATTTTTATCTTGCTCATGTTATTTTCCTTTTTGGTACAATCCGCACTCACCTATTGCAATGTCTGAGTAGTGGAGTATTACTATTTCTTGGCTGATGGCTTGGATTAGTGGGCATTTCTCTACGTTTTTGCATTTGTGGCAGAGGTCATAATCTTCGCAAAATATGCTGAGTCGCCCTTGTTTATTTATTTCTGCTCGCATTACGTTCCAAGCGATTTTAAAAGTTCAATATCGATGAAGCTTTCAAAAGTAATTCGCTCCGCAGGAGTCGGAGGCATAAACTCAACATCAAAGAGCAAATGTCCGTTTGCGATTTCTGTCACTGGGTTTTTATCAGGATTGTAGTAGCATTTGCCATCAATTAATGCACCACGCCCGATTAAGGTTCTAATAAAAGCATTCACTGATTCTGAAATTGAATCGATTAATCCGTTATCAATAGGGAAATCGATAAATTGCAACATTGAGTATTCAACACTTTCATGGAGAATATCTGCTGTTCGTCTGACATTGATAAAGTTTGTAGGATGAGTCGATGCAGGGAATGCAGCCGAACGGTTGCCCCAAGTTCTGAATCCTGAGCCATACGAATTAAAAACAGTAACAATGCCTGCTTCGTTTAAGGTGTTAACCTCGCTTGTCGGGTCGTTTATCATTGAAGTTAGCTGTTTTTCAACTCCGACAATTCCGTTGATTTCAGTATTTGAAGGCGACCAATGATAGCCTTTGTTGACATCCTTTGCTGCTATAACACCTGCAAGTCTTTGAGAATAAGGCTGTAAAACATTTGTATCCAATTCTGAATCGTAGACTTTCAAGTGTGGATAGCAAAGAATGACTCTATCAGAGGAAGTGTTGAAGTTGATTGTACCTTCCGGTCCTCTTCCGGTAATAGCTTCTTGAACGGTTGTGCCGATTGGAGCATCAACCAAGCCGATTGCTCTGATTTTGTCGCAAATAGCTTTCATTTGAGATACCACTGCTGTTTCTTCACAGAAAACAGGAGCGATAATTGTTTTTGGAAAATACCCAAAAAGCGAGTAGCAATCCTCAAAGGCTTTCATACCTTTTCTTTTGCCTGTAAGAGTATCGACTCCTCCGTTAATGTCACCGATAGTCACATCAGAAACGCTTTGATGTTTCGCAGGATCAAAGACGTTTATAACAATTACAACACCTGCACCCTGGTCAAAAATTGATTGCAGAGCTTGAGGAATTGTAAAACCTGAAGTCTGTTCGCCAAAATATTTAACCGCATCAATTTCGTTCAAAATTAAAGTCGGTTCGTTGATAGTTCTATATTCTGCTGCCACCGATGAAATCGGAGCAGTTCCGACAAGTCCGACAACCGCAGTTTTAACTGTTTTTATCGTTCTTGCACCTTTTTGTATTTCTATGGTTTCAACACCGTGTAAAAAACTAGCCGGCATTTATACCTCCTTCTTCTAAATCTTCAACGCTTGGGGTAGTAAGCGTAAATGTGATTTCGTACTGCCAAATACCGCTAACCTCAGACAAAAAGCCTTCTTTTACAGGGGTTAATTTTGAGCAACCTACGATTTTATATCCGCATAAAACCTGCTTAATTTTGTCTAAAACTTCATAAGCACCATTGTTGGAGCGGAGGTTACGAGTGACAATAGTTAAGGCAAAGTCCATTTTTTTATCCTGAGAAATAAAGCCAAGTGCATTTGTAGTTGAATAATTTCCACCACGATAATGAACGAGAATTGCACCGACAGGATGAAGCAAGGTGAATTCCTGCGGTTTTTCAGGGAAGCCCTGAACCAACAAGTTAGAAAAATTTGGTTTTAATTTTTCAATTATGGAATTTTCGATTTCACTAATATTCACTTAGTCGTCCTTTGTTGAATAATCTGTCTAACTCGGTTTTATTCGTGCGATATTGACCGTTTTGCATGGTTTGATTGTCTTGGGTTTCAAGAGTAATGATTCCTTTTTGCAAATTTTCAAGAGTTTTAATTGCATTTTTGTACGCATCGCAAACCACTTCAGGAATTTCTGTCATAATTCTGCGAGAATATAATCTGTAAATGCTTAAATCCATTGCTACTACTCGAAGTAAAGGAAATTGGGTATTGAGAGGTAGGTTGTATCTTCCTCTCAAATACCCATCGATTAGGGTTGAGGAGTAGAGTATGGCTTCCTCACAAACGACTGTGTCAATTGTGTTTTGTTCACAGTTGTCGTTCGTCAGCTGGATTAGGGGTTCTTTTCCAATTTGTATTTCAATGTCTTCAGCGGTGCAGTAGAACATTAAATACCTCTTACGATTCTGATGATTTCGCCTTCTGCTGATGCTGCATCTTGCGCATAGCCGTTTATTTTTTGAGCTTCTGAAGCTACGATTGCTCTGCCTGATGCGTCTGAAGTTATTGCTGTACCTTGAACAATTGTTCCGCCTGCTTCAACGAGCAAGATTCCGACAACTCCGATTGGAGCTTGTTGTCCTGCATCTGTTTCAACATCACAAATGCCGATTGCTTTTGCACCTGCGGCACAAATTCCGCCATCAAATCCGACAAATCTGTGTTTTGGCAGATTGGTTGATGCTTTTACCGAGTCAATTAATAGAGGTTTGTATAATTTTTGTGCCATTATTTATCACCTCCGTCAGTAGTTGAAGCATCTACGTTTGCCGTATCAGTAGATACAGTTTCGTCAGTTGTTTCGGTTGTAGTTTCGTCTTTAACTTCATCTGCCGTTGCTGTAGTTTCAGCATCAGATTTAGCCTTGGCTGTTGTTTTAGTTTTTGCAGCAGTAGAAGTTTTTGTAGTTGTTTTGGTTGTTGAAGTGACTGTATTTTCTTCAATTGGAATCAAAATGTCTGCAAGTTTTTCTCCTTGCTTTTCATCAAGTTCAATGACATCGCCTATTTTATAGGTCGTTCCGCTATGTAGCAGATTGGTGTTTTTTACCGTATATTTTTTATTAGCCATTAGTTTCTCCCTGTGTTAAATCGATTACGTTTGAAATCAAATACCCTGCTTCAGCACCGACAAGAAAAGGAGTATAAATGTCTGTAGCTCTGATATATTTGACTTTGTTGCCTTCTTTTTTGTATTCATCGATTTGAAGTGCATCTTTTTTACGAACTGTATAAGCAAAAGCAGGGTCGTATTCAGTTCTCGAATCAAGTTTTGGGACATATGCCAAGACAATGTTATTGCCCCAAACTCTTACAAATTCGTTCTTTTCATTGGCAAAAATCGATTTGCCGATAAAAATATTTTCAACTTCAAAAAATTCTTTAAAATGGTCCAATGTAAGAACTTTATTTTTGTCAGTGGAAAGCATCAGTTTTAAACCTTCATGGTTTTTTAAAGCTCTCCAAACATCTTGCCCCATAACTAAAGTATTTGGGTCTTGTCCAATGTTTTTGCAAACTTTATCTTTTGCATTGTCAATCGTTATAATTGGATTTGAAGAGCCATTATTAAATTGACTGGTTCCAGATAATGCAACTTTATTAGTATCAGGATAGCTGTTAGGATTTTGGACAAGGTCTGCACACTGTTTTTCGTGCTTTAGCTTTAAGCCTTGCGTTACAACATTTGTAGCGTGAACTTGTAGCTTGACCTTTTTAGCAGCTTCTTCTTCCTCACGATAATCAATTGGGTATGCTAAATCGTGTTCGGACAAGGTCGCAGATTTTTTTGTAAAACCTTTTGGGCTGATTACGTTTGAATTGGCCCTAATTGCGCGTTCTGTATCGTACATTTGGAAAGCTTCTTTGTTAAATTCAAAGATATCAATCTTTTCAAGTTCAGATTCTATTGTCGGGAACAGACTTTCTGCAATGAAAGCATTATTACTGTAACCTCTTGCTACCTCTGATAGGTATGCGTTAATTCGTAGCTCTTCTAAGCGTCCCATCTATATCTCCTTTATTTTTAATAGTGCGTCTTTAAAGGAGATATTCTCTTTTTTAGCAAGGGCTTTAGCCTGTTTGTATATCTCCACACTTTCTTCATCTGCATCTGCGTACTTTTCTTCATCAACTTTTGTAGTCAATTTTTTCTTTGTAGCAACTTCACTAAACTCAATCTGTTTAGGCATTGCAGTGATTAAAGTTTTAAAATCCTCGATGCTGTTGGATGCGTCATCAAACTTTTTAACATTGTCCAAGTCGCATAAAATAGAAAAAACAGCATCTTTCTGAGCAGGGGTCAAAGTCCCTGTTTCAATTTGTTTATCAATAAATTCGTTAAAATCTTTGGTTCTAAGATTGTCTTTGATATCTTTCAATTCTTTTGCAAGTTCATCCTTGCCTGCTGCATCATCTTTGAATTTAGCAAGCTGAATACTCAAATCTTTAACCTGAGATTTTAAGTCTTTAATTTCTGTATTCTTTTTTGCTTTTTCTTTAAAATCGGCAACCTGCTTTGTTAAATCATCAATAGTTGCCTTTAATCCTTCTGTGTCTTGATCTTCTTCGCTGTCTTGGATTACAGTTTCAAAAATGTATGTATCAGATTCGCCCTCTTTAAATTCGACAGCTTTCATTCCTTTTACTTGAGGGATACTTGCTCCCAAAAAAGAAACAGCCTTCAAATACGGCTTTTTACCCTCTAACTCTCTGTAAATTTCAATAGAGATTTTTTTGTATTTTCCCTGATTTACAAATTCCTTAAGGTCATCTGATAAATCTTTAAACGTGGCTTTTAGTACTCCGCCCTCTTCTTTAAGGTTTTCAACCCAACCGTATGCCGGTCCCTTTTGTTCATGGTCAAGTGTAATCGGAGCTTCGCAAAAACTCGGGTCATAGTTTTTTGCAAGTTCTTCAACTTCGGCTTTAGTAAATTTCCCTTGAGGATAATTACCTGCCTTAAATACTTCAAAAAATTTCATTTAGTTTCTCCATCGGTTTTGTGCATTTTGAAAAAATATTTTGTATGTTCGCAGTATAAGCTCTCTTTTTGCACACTCTCAAATGTGCTTGGGCAGTTCTTTTATGACTGTGCAAGTCCACTGCGAAAGAGAGTGCCCACGAGAATTTGAAGTGTAATTGAGCGATGCGTTATCGTGAACAATAAAAGAGCCGTAGAGCTCGTTTTCTTTTTGGGGGAATCCCTCAAAAGTCAGTATAGAAAGGATAAACTGTGGAACTATCTTTATTATTAAAACTTTTTGAAAGTATCGGCTTCCCTGCTGTTATTTTTGTTATTTGGTATATCTACCACAACGCACAGGTCAAAACTTTTGAAAAAATTATTTCAAATAATTTTGAAATCCTGAAAGATTTGGTTGAAACCAACCAGTACAATGCGACAGTTTTATCTCGAATCGAAAGTAAAATTGACGGCAATCTTTGGTGTCCTATTTTAAAAAGGGAGATTTCTAAATGAATATTGAAAGAATTCAGCTAAAAGGGCAACTTTCAGAAGCCAAGTCAAAATACAGGAATCTCGATGTGGAAGCAGCGGCACTTATTCTTTTAATCCGTTCTTTGTTGAATCCGTACGAGGATGACACAACAAAGCAAGAAACAGAAAAAGCCCTTGTTTCCTTAACTCGCTTAAATGAAATAGTCACAGAACTCAGAAGATTAAAAAAGAAAATTTCTAACTTGGAGGACTATTTTGACTAAGAAGGATTCCTTGGCGACTTGTGCAGAGCGAATGTATGTAATTGAGCAGATGACAATAAATGAAATTGCATCTCAGCTTAAGGTGCATGAAAAATCAATCCGCAACTGGAAAGATGAATATTCTTGGGATAACAAGCGTAAGCAATATTTGGAATCAAAACAAATGTTCCATGAGGAACTGTACAATTTTGCACGTAAATTAATGATTTCCATTGAATACGATATGGAAAACAACGAAAAAGTTGATCCCGGAAGAATGTTCGCTTTTACAAAAATGCTCCCACTGATTACAAAAATCAAAGAATACGAAGATGAAGTTTCTAAAAAAGGAACTGAAGATACAGGTTCAAAAGAGCTTTCGCCTGAATTTATGAAAACCATAAATGAAGAATTTTTGGGGATAAAAAGTTATGAGCAATAAATATTTTTTACCCTATCAAATGCGTTGGCTAGACGATAATTCAAAGATAAAGATATGGGAAAAATCTCGCCGTATCGGTGCAACCTATGTCCAAAGTTTTGAAGATGTAAGCGACTGCATTAACAAAAAAGTTCCTGCTGTTTGGTTTTCTTCAGCTGACGAATCTGCTGCGAAAGAATACATTGATTACTGCGAAAAATGGGTTAAATTTTTCCACGCAGTTGCTCAAAGCAGGGGCGAAATTGTTATTGATTCTGAAAAAGATATAAAAGCACTGGTAATTGAATTTAAAAACGGCACAAAAATTCACGCATTATCTTCAAATCCAAAAGGCTTCCGCTCAAAAGGCGGTAAAGTTATCCTTGATGAATTTGCCTTTCACAATAATCCTGAAGAACTTTGGAAAGCAGCTCGACCTTGTATTACTTGGGGTTTCCCTTTAAGGATTTTATCCACGCACAATGGACAAAGCTGTTTATATTATAAATTTATCGAGCAGGTACAAAAGGGCAAATTACATTGGAGCCATCACAAAACTCCAATTCAAGTTGCTGTATCTGAGGGTTTGGTTGATAAAATTACGCAGAAAAAAACCACCCATCAAGAACAAGAAGAGTGGTTGCAGAATGAAAGAGACAACTGTTTTGATGAATACACTTGGCTTCAGGAATACTGCTGTGTTGCCGTTGATGAAGCCTGTGCCTTTTTGCCATATGACTTAATCGTTACCTGCGAATTGGACGATATTTTAAAGTCCTTAAACGATACTCAAAACGACCTGTTTGTAGGGATGGATGTCGGCAGAAAAAAAGATTTAACAGTTATTTGGGTATTAGAAAAGTTTGAAAATATTTTGTACACAAGATGCGTTATTGAACTTGCAAAAATGCCGTTTCACAAGCAAGAAGAAATATTATCAGGTGTTTTGTCCTACCGGAATTTTAGAAGATGTTGCCCTGATTCGACAGGAATAGGAATGCAGTTAAGTGAAAACGCCCAACGCAAATTCGGGCAATATCGGGTAGAGCCAATTATGTTCACCAACCGAATAAAGGAAGAACTGGCTTATACGCTTCGAACTCATTTTGAAAACAGGACTGTTTTTATCCCCAAGCAGCACGAAATCAGAGAAGACTTGCACTCGGTCAGGAGAATAACAACTGCCGCAAACAACATTCGCTTTGATGCTGACCATTCGGATAACGGACACGCAGACAGATTTTGGGCTTTAGCACTTGCTCTGCATGCAGCCGGCAACGGCTCCGGTGAAATCCATATTTCAACTCGTAAAAAAATGGAAACCTTAAAAATTACAGACGGCTTTTAAGCGACCGTTTTTGATTTTTACCACCCAATACACCTAATCCGCATTAAAAAACGATTTTAAAACACGTTAAAAGGGTTTTAAAAATGGTTTTGACTAACTTCATAAAGGATTTTTTATGCCAAACAAATTATCAGACGAAATTGCAACACGAAAACGAAGCCTGAATTTTTATTCTTTAGGCTCATATTTGCCCGATCCAGATGTGGTTTTGAGAAAACAGGGCAAAGATGTCAAAGTTTATAAAGAATTGATGTGCGATGCTCACGTTTTTGCCTGCGTACAATCTCGCAAATCAGGGGTTATGTCGCTTGAATGGGAGATAAAAAACGAATCAGAAAAGGACGAAACTACAGAAAAACTTGAAAAACTATTAAAGAAACTAGATATTTATAAGCTGATTAACGACATTTTGGAGGCAACTTTATTCGGTTTTCAGCCGATAGAAATAATTTGGGGCAAAGTCGATAACCTTATTTTGCCGATTGAATTAAAGTCAAAACCTACTGAATGGTTTTGTTTTGACGATGACAACCATCTAAAATTCAGAACAAAAGAGCATTACTATGGAGAAGAACTTCCGCCTAAAAAGTTTTTGTGTCCGCAATCTAATCCGAGCTACGAAAATCCATACGGAGAAAGAACTTTATCAAGAGTGTTCTGGCCCGTCACATTTAAAAAAGGCGGATTGAAATTTTGGGTTATCTTCACTGAAAAATATGGAATTCCAAATCTTGTGGGCAAACATCCCCGTGGGGCAAGTAAAGAAGAAACAGACAAACTCGCTGATTTACTTGAAGATATGGTACAAGATGCGGTTGCTGTGATTCCTGATGACAGCTCTGTTGAAATCCAGGAGGCAAACAAATCTTCCTCTGCTGAAATATTTGAAAAACTGATTGATAAAATGAATGCTGAGATTTCAAAAGCAATCTTGGGGCAAACTCTAACAACCGAAATCGGAGCAAATGGAAGTTATGCAGCATCAAATACCCACTTTGCTGTCCGTCAAGACATTATTGATTCTGACAGAAAACTTGTTGAAAAAACTATTAATCAACTCCTGCAATGGATTTATGAAATCAATTTTACTAATCAGGATGTACCTGTTTTTGAAATGTATCAGGAAGAAGATGTCGATTTAACTTTGGCACAGCGAGATAAAATCATTTCAGAATGCGGAGTTAAATTCACTAAAGAATATTTTATCAAGGCTTTTGGCTATGATGCTGAAGATTTTGAAATTATAGAAAATGCCCCATCCGACTCTCAATTTTCACAGTTTAAGGAAGAACCTGAAATAGAGGGGCAAGTTCAGATTGATGAATTGTTTAAATTCCTTTCTGAAACAGAATTAAGCATTCAAGCTCAAAAAATGCTTAATCCTTTGATTTCGCTTCTTGAGTCCTGCGAAAGTTTTGAAGAAGCAAAAGAACTTTTGACAGATAAAAACTTGAAAAGTAAGCAATTTGAACAATCACTTCAAAAGGCACTTTTCTTATGTGAACTGCAAGGAAGGAGTGATGGATTAGATGACTAACAAAACTCCCCTTAAATTTCTCGACCTTTTCTCCGGCATAGGCGGTTTTAAAATCGCACTTGAAAATGTCGGATTTGAAGGCATCGGGTTTTGTGACAACGATAAATACGCCGTCCAGTTATACTTGGCGTATCACAGCAAAGATAATGAGGTTTACTATGACGATGTACGAACAATCGATACAAAACAACTCCCTGACTTTGATATCCTTTGTGCAGGATTTCCTTGCCAATCTTTTTCAATTGCAGGCAAAAGACGAGGATTTGACGACACCAGAGGCACACTCTTTTTTGAAGTCGCACGGATTTTATCCGACAAAAAGCCCAAATACTTTATTCTCGAAAACGTTAAAGGGCTACTTAACCACGACTCTGGACGAACTTTCAGGACTATCATTAAAGTTCTCACCGACCTTGGGTATAGCGTGCAATGGCAAGTTCTTAATTCTAAGTTCTTCGGAGTTCCTCAAAACAGGGAAAGAGTGTACATTGTCGGATGTCTTGGAACAGAATGTATCGGAAAAATATTTCCTCTCACTGGAATCGCAGAAGAGAATATTAGCGAAATCCGAAAACATCCGCTGAGTACAAAAACATCCCAAGGCGACAGAGTTTACGAAACTGATGGTTTAAGCACCTGCTTGACTTCAAACGGCGGTGGCTTGGGCGGTAAGACAGGTTTGTATTTCATTAATAAACCTAGATTTGATAAATACAAAGCCTCAAATATAGTTGAAACCTTAAAAGTTGGCGGCGATACACCATTGATGCGGATAAAAAACGGAACTAAAAAAGGCTACGATGAAGCAACAATCGGCGATGGAATTAATCTTGCATTCCCTAATTCAAAGACCAGAAGAGGCAGAGTCGGTAAAAAGGTTTCTCAAACCTTAGACACCCACTGCAATATGGGAACGATTGACGATGATTTCAGGATAAGAAGGTTAACCCCTACTGAATGCTTCAGGCTTCAGGGCTTTCCTGATGCGATGGTACAGCAAGCAAGAGAGCTTGGCATATCCGATTCTCAACTTTATAAAATGGCAGGAAATGCTGTGACCGTAAATGTAGCACAAGCCGTTGCACAAAAGATTTGGGAGGTTGAATATGGAACTTAAAGCCTTATTTAAACTCTCCCCTGCTGCTGCGATTAAATACTTCAAAGGCAAAGAAAACAAATTATCCTGGGATTGGTACGAACTTTGGCAAGATGCACACAAAAAATCTTTCACAGTTGCAAAGGCGATGAGGGAAGATATTTTAAAGGATATTCGCTCTGCACTTGAAAAAGCACTGGAAGACGGACAAACGTTTCAATCTTTCCAAAAAGAATTAAAACCAACTTTGCAGAAAAAAGGTTGGTGGGGCGAACAATTTATCGGCGATTCACAAGGAAATATCGAAAAAGTACAACTCGGTTCAATGTATCGGCTAAAAACAATTTATTCAGTAAATATGCAAACAGCATACCAAACCGGACGGTACAAGACACAGTTTGATAACGCTGACAATAGACCGTATTGGGAATACGTATCAGTTTTGGACCAGCGTACACGCCCTGAACACGCACAATTAAGCGGACTGGTCTTTAGATATGACGACCCGTTTTGGAATTCTTTTTACCCACCAAATGGTTGGCGATGTCGGTGCAGAGTGAGGGCTTTAGCTGATTACAACCTGAAAGAGAAAAATTTATCCGTTGATGATTCGGACGGAAGATTATCAGAAGAAAAACAGCTTGTTTCCAAGAAATCGGGTAACTACATGCCTGTAACCGTTTATACGGACCCGCTGACAGGCAAGAAAATTGCACCCGATGTCGGATGGTCGCATAATCCGGCGAACGGATTGGTAAAATGAATTAAAAGAGATTTAAAACACATTTAAAAGGAGTTTAAAAATGACTATTGATACAAAACATTTATTAAATTGGGTCGGCGGCAAAAGATTGCTAAGAAAAACAATCGCACCACTTATCCCGACTGACATCAAATCTTATGTTGAACCTTTCGGCGGCGGCGGTTGGGTTCTGTTTTACAAACCCCGTTGGGCAGATTTAGAGATTTACAATGACTTAGACGGCAGGCTTGTAAACCTTTTCAGAATTGTAAAATATCACCCTGAAGCGTTGAAAGAAGAACTTAGATACTTACTTGGCTCTCGTGAAATGTTTGTGCAATTTTTAAATTCAAAACCTTATACTGATATCCAAAAAGCAGTCCAATTCTTATTTTTAATCACTCGCTCCTTTGGCGGTAGAGGCGAAACTTATGGAACAGTCAAAAAATCTTCAGGCGGAGCAAGCAAAAGTCAGACAAATATTTTATTTAAAATTGATGCAATTCACAAACGCTTGGACAAAGTTTTGGTTGAAAACAGGGATTTTGAAAAGCTAATTAAGCAATATGACCACGAAGATGCATTTTTCTATTGCGACCCACCATATACTTGCGGATGCGGATATGAAGTAACCACCACAGAAGGCTTCGCACATGAAAAGTTACGAGATACTTTGAAAAATATTCAGGGTAGATTTTTACTTTCCTATGATGATTGCCCGAAAATCCGTGAGCTGTACAAAGACTTTGAAATGATTGCAGTCGAACGACTAAACGGTATCAATAATAAAACCGGCGACAGAAAAAATAAAATGTTTAAGGAGCTACTGATTGCGAATTATCCAATCCAGGACCTACATAAAAATGTCGGATAATATTGAAATCAGAATTGACAATAAAGCTGTGGAAGAAGCCCTTTTGAAGGTTGCAAGTAAATGCGAAGAAATGAAACCTTTGATGAAAAACATTGCAGGTATTATGGCTGATGCTGTGGAAGAAAATTTTGAGCAAGAAGGTCGACCTGCCAAATGGCAGGAATTGGCTGAATCTACAATTAAAAAACGGAAGAAAACAAAGCACTGGCCCGGCAGAATTTTGCAGGTAGAAGGGCAGCTCGCTACCTCTATTACAACTCAATACGATAGCGAAAGTGCCGTTATCGGCTCAAACTTGGAATACGCAGCAATCCATCAACTCGGCGGTAACGCTGGCAAAGGCAAAAAAGTCACAATCCCTGCACGACCGTATTTATCGCTAAATAGCACAATTGTTGGAGAAATTCTTAGCGCTACTGAACAATATTTAATCTAAATTCTAAATAATTCTTAAACATTAACTTCTTGATTTCTAAATTGCATTTCGTATAAATGTTTATATTGCCCATTTTCTTTTTGGATTAATTCTTCATGCGTTCCCAATTCAACTAATTCACCCTCATTTATTACTGCAATCCTATCTGCATTTTTAATAGTAGAAAGTCTGTGAGCTATAATGAATACGGTGCGATCTTCCACCAAATTATCCATTGCAGCTTGAACTATTGCTTCTGATTCGTTATCTAATGCAGAAGTTGCTTCATCCAAAATTACAATTGGAGCATTCCTAAGCATTGCCCGAGCAATTGCAACACGCTGTCTTTGTCCGCCAGAAAGAGTTAACCCTCGTTCACCAAGCATCGTCTCTAAGCCTTCAGGTAATTCTTGCATCATATCCTGCAAATGTGCTGATTGTATTGCTTGCATTACTTGATCCGTTGTGGCATCAGGATTTCCCATAAGAATATTTTCTTTTATAGTTCCAGAATACAAAAAATTATCTTGAAAAACCATTGAGATATTGCGTCTTAATGATTTCAATGAGAAGTTTCTTATATCAACTTCGTCTATTTTTATTGAACCTGTCTTGATATCATAAAAACGTGGAATTAAATTAACCAATGTTGACTTTCCGCCACCTGAATTTCCAACAATTGCGAGTGTTTCATTTTTATTTACAGTTAAAGTTAAGTTTTTTAAAACAGGTTGATCTGGAGTATATTCAAAAACTATATTTTCAAATTTGATGTTATTATTTAAACTAGTCATTTTGATTGGTTTTTTGCAATCTGCAATATTCGGTTCTAAGTCAAATAATTCAAATACACGCCCCATTGCAACAAAGATATTTTGAATACCAGCTAATGTTCCGCCTAAAGTTTTTACTGGTTTATACAATAATAATAAAGAAGTTACAAAAGAAGCAAATGATCCTGCTGTCATATTACCAATATTTATTAAATATGTACCATAACCTAATACAATAGCAATACCACATGATGCAATCAAATACATCAAGGGTGACATCCAAGCTGTACGTTTTAGTAAAGATATGCCAATATTATATCCTTCCAAGAGTTGCTCTTTAAAATATTTTTCGTGTCTCTCTTGTAATTCATAAGCTGCCATCACTTTGTTACCACCATATGTTTCATTCATATTAGTAGTAATTTTACCACCGATAACCATATTTTTATTAGAAGTTTCTTGTATTAGTTTTCTAATTAAAGCAACAGGAATAAAGGCAATGCAAAGAACCAATACACCAATAAAAGCAAGTTTCCAAGAACTATAAATCATTACTAAAATTAAACCTAATGCTCCACAAGTAGCAGTTGTAATAGTTTTTATATTATCTACAATTCCTGCAGATGCAGCAGCAGGATCGCCAACATATCTTGCAAGTATAATTCCTGAAGAATTTTCATCAAAAAATTGAGGGTGCATATGAATCAAGCGATTGAACAAATCAAATCTTACATCATTAGTTATATGGGCACTTGTCCAAGCGGATAAATATTCATTTAAATATCTTAAAACACCTTGAATTAAAGCAAACATAACAATTCCAATAGGAATAAGAAAAGACATTTCAAGCGATGTTATGTTTAAAGAATAATTAAAGGCACTAAGCTCAAAATTTTTACCACCGATAACGAAATCCATATAAGGCTTTAAAGCAAATGCTGTAACACCATCAAGTAAACCTAGTGGTATCGCAATTAAAAAACCTAAAAATATTCTAAATAAGTATGGCTTAATGTATGGGAATATTCTTAATAATAACCATTTATATTCAAATGAATTTGCTGTTGAGTTATTTAATTTCATTTTCTACTCCAATTTTGATATTAGACTTTGGAACTTCTGCTAATAATGCAGTTTCGACAAAAATATTGGTTATTGAAGGCTTGGTAATTTTAAACTTATAGCCCAAATTCCAACTTTCAATTAAAGGTTTTATTTTAAAGAAATCCTCAGCATTATGATAAATTGAAATATTTAATGCCGGTTTTTGGGATTTTATTGTATTAATCGCACCTTGCAACAAATATCTTTCAGCTCCTTCTACATCAACTTTTATTAATCCAACCTTGATATCATGTTGTTTTACAAAATTATCTATTGTCGTAAAATGAACTTTTTCAATATTGGAACCACTATTTCTATAAGAATTTATAGATGTAGACTGTCCTGCAATACCAGCGACATAAATATCCTTGTCAGTTTCTTTATCTAATAATCCTAGTTTTACTGGGATTACATTTTTTAGATTATTAATTTCAATTGTTTTAGTTAAAGATTCATAAAGTTTACTAACGGGTTCAAAGCTATAAACATTATCTGATGTAAGCCTTGAGAACAATACTGCTGAATCACCAATTGAGGCACCTGCATCTATTACACTTTTTGAAAAATCAATATTGTCAAATTCTTTTAAATTATGTTCGTAGTAGAAAACTGATGAATCAAAAAATGAATTTGGTAATAAATAATCTTTGTATGCCCAAATCTCTTTATCCACTTGCACAATAGATTTCACAAAATTTGCTTGCAAATTTCTTAATTCGGATAATTCCTCGTTACTAAGAAAATAAAAGCGATTGTTAGTATTTTTCAATTGTTGTATTCTTGCTAAAGCTTTTTGAACATTCAAAACACTTTCATCATCTAATCCTTTTATTAAATTTAAATAATCATCTTTAATGTTAATTTTGTTTAAATAAGGATAAAAATCATTGGATAATATAACTGGTTCATCTAATAAATCCATGATATTATTTTGTATTCGACATAATGAATCACTTTTTAAATTAACTTCTGTAATTTTATCAAGTATTAAATTTGATAATTTAAGTTTAATTTTTAAACCTAAAATAGTTATAACTTTGTGACCATTTTGATTTTTAATAGAAAGTATCGTATTTAATAGTTTTTTCATTTTAACTCCATTCCGTAATTTCTTTTTTTGATATAGCAAATTTTTGTACTTTTCTATTTTTAATATCACAATATTTGCAAAAATCACTTCTATGAGTGCAGAATTCAGCTATTTCTTCATAAGAGTTGGCTTTATAAATATCGATATAGTCATTTTCTGTTACCTCTAAATTTTGATTAAAATGCTTATTAAAATAGCCAACATAAGGTATAAATGGACAGGTATATATTTTACCGTGTCTTAAAGTTATACTTTCATTAAATTGATAACAAGATACATACTGGTATTTTTCAACATTCCCTTTTAAATCAAAAGGGTGATGAACAGAGAGTTTATCAATATCTTTACCAAAATATTTATTTTGTCCGGCTTCATTTGGATTTACTTTTCCGATTTCAACAAATCGTTCATATTTTAAACCATATTGTTTTGCTTTTGTATCAATTTTTTGAAAATCTAATTTTACAGGATATGATGTAACCATCAATGTTACATCATAATCTTTCATTGCTTGCCATAAATTACCATTTTCACAATTTTCAAGCTGTAATAATAAAATTCCGTTAGTAAAGAAAAATATTGTAGATGTTGGGAATTTTTCTCTTGTTATGCGCATAAAATCTATTAATTGTGGGTGTAGAGTTGGCTCTCCACCTTGAATTTTAAAAATGCCCATTTCGTTATTCATTAATTCTGCAAGACGAGACATATCTTTTTCAAATTCATTAATATCAAGTAACTTTTTATCTGCAATCGGTGAAAAATGATCACAACATTGGCAATTTAAATTACAGTGGTCTGCAATATTAACTTCTAACCAAAAATTTTCTTTTGAGCGTGGAGTCATTTTATGAGGAATAGTTCTTTTATTCCATTCTGTCATAAAATATATTTCATCAAATCCATATTTTTTAAGTTGGTTATATGTCCAATTACACATATAATCTTCATTACCGACAATAACACAGGTATCACGTTGAATTCGTCTTGTTTTATGAAAAATATTTGATTTTGCGACTCTGTCATGAGCTTGCTGCAGAGTATATACTGGTTTGGCTGCATTAACAATCTGATCATTATTATCAATCAAAAAGCCTTCTACCACTATATCACACGATTTTAAGAATTTTTCAAGTAATATCTGTGAACATTTACAGTCATAAATAAAAACATGTTTATGTTTCCCACAATATTTTACTAAGTCTTCAACTTGAACTATATTTGGGTTATCATTATTAGCCATTATGTGCTCCTATTAATTTATTTGTATCTTTTATTTTATTCAATTTAGCGATGACGTCATCTATAATCAATTTCTCATCACTGTATTTGTTTACATCATATTCAAAAATAATTTCATTATTCACATTCGGTAATTTTTTAATTGAAAAACCACTTAAAACTTTACTTGATTGAATTCTTTTAAACCCAGGACGCTTAGGAAAATCTGTATAAAAAGCAAATAAAGGTACTCCAGATTGTGATAGACATTCCAAGAAGCCACTCCTTAAACCGATAATAGCTTTAGCGTATTTTGAAAGTTCTATAGCTTCTTCATATGTTAAAAATGCAGATTGAGTTCCTACAACTAAATTTCTAAATTCCATTGAGTTGCAAAAAACTTCATAGCCTAAACTTCTAAATTTTTTACATAAATTTTCCCAAAAATCTTTTTCCATTGGTTCATTACTTAATGTTTCAGGAGATATAAAAATGAAATTATTGTTCAATATATAATTCGCAATGTTATTAATTTTGTTTTTTGTTTCAGGAGATATTGAAAAATTTGAAAGACTGCAGTATTTCAAATTTAAATGTTGTTTTAAGCATTCATAATAATGTGCGTTATTATTTCTAATTTTATCTTCAGTTTCTATGAAATATTTTTCACAAGTTGGAATATATATCGTTTTAGATTTGTAATTCATTTTTATTTTATTAATTGCTCTGGAAACTAAAGGGACATTTACTTTTTTAACATAAACCATGGGAATATGAGGGAAGAACATTTTGCATATATTTAAATGATATTTTGCTGTAAAAATAAGAATAAAATTTTTAGATTTATTATTTTCCAACCACTGTGCAAAATGGTGCATTAGTAAATAAAATTCACCGCTACGAGAAAGAAATATATAATAATCGTCATATTCATCATATTTATTTAAAATTTTATCTAAAAATTCGTTTTTGAATTGCCCAGTTGTCTTTTTTATCCAAATTGGCAATGAGAATAAATAAAATATTTTATGTGAATTTTGTAGCTTACTTTGAAAAAAACGAAAACCAAATACTCTTAAAGTAAAAATGTGTTCGTCTTTATTAAATTTAAAGTAAATTAAATTTAATAATAATTTAATTTTAACTTCCGAATCTTCTTTATCGATGGATTTGCTGTATATGGTACAACCGCAAATTTTTACTTTGAGTTTTCTTTTTTCTTTTTTCACTTTAATTATTTGCATAAATCTTTTTCCTGTTGTTTTTTTACTGTAAAGGAATTTACAATCTGCATGAGTACATTTTTATTAGATAATTCTGACATATTGAATTCATAGAGATTATCTGGATTTATATTTGGCAATTTATTCAACCCAAAACCTGACAATACAAATTCAACTGCCATATCGTTAAAGACATATCTATTTCTGAATTTTGTATATAAGCTAAATAACGGAACATTAGTTTGCAGAAGAGATTCTGTTAATCCACTTCGTAAAGAAACAACGCCTTTGGATAATTTAGCTAATGCAAAAGCTTCACTGAAAGTTAATTTACAAGTCTTATAATCACAGCCGATAATATCTGTATCTTTATCAACAATATTCATAAAAACGTCAATTCCAGCATTGTTAAATTCTTCACATAAGTCAACCCAAAAATCATTGTCATATTCCTCACAAGAGACAGCTTCAGGAGCAATAAACACAAAATTATTAAGATTTAATTTCGTTTTCTTTATTTTTTTTAATAGTGAATGGTGAATACCAGCAGGAACTTTGGCTTCCCTAAAATCTAAATCCTTTTCGTCTATTTTAAGTTCATCTATAATTGAATAAAAATAGTGAGAAGTATCAATCGGATTATTTTTTATATCCTGTTCAACCTTGATAAAATGTTCCCCTCTAAATAGAGTAAAAAACCTTTGGCGATTAATAGTTGTGCAAAGGTTTTTGAAATTTTTCTCTAGCTTTGGAATGTAAATATAAGGCACATCAGCCCATAACAATTTTATCAAATCAACATGATATTTTTTTGTCGCAACTAAAATAAAATTGGTGCTATTAATTTTTTTCAAAAATGGAACTAATAAATAAGTTAAAAACAGGTATATTTCTCCGCTGTTTGCATTTAAAATCAAAACATCATCATATCCGTTAAAATATTTTCTGTTTTTTTCCTGAAAAATTTGCTTTAAATTTTTTGAGCAAACAAGTTTTTCAAGAAAATATACTTTTCTGTAATTTTCATCTTCTATCCTTTTAGTAATTTCTTTCCCAAAAACTTTTGTAGATTTTATCTCTGTATCATCTTCTAGTTTAACTTTTAATGTCAGAATAAGATTCCCTAAAAATCTTTGAGTTCTCTTTTTGTAACCATTAGTTACAATGTATACTACATTTCCAAATATTTTTACTATTCTTGAACATCCACGTTTTTTATTTTCAAATAACCACATTATATTACTCCGCTATTTAAGCAATCATGGATATGTATAACCCCGACAGGTTTGTTATTTTCTATTACAAACAAATTTGTAATTTTCTTTTCATTCATTATTTTTATTGCTTCTGTTGCCATTGCTGAAGGTATAATTGTTTTAGGGCATTTTGTCATCAAGTCAATCGCATTTTTATTTAAAACGTTTGCAGACAGACATCTTCTTAAGTCGCCATCTGTTAGAATACCAATGAACTCTCCCAGTGAATTTACAAATCCAACACAGCCTAATCTTTTAGATGTCATTTCTAACAATGCTTCCTGCATAGAAACTTGTTCTCCCAAAATTGGCAACTCACTACCTGTATGCATTAAATCTGAAACCTTCAATAGCACTGAACCAAGTTTTCCGCCTGGATGTCTTTGATTAAAATCAGTTTTCGTAAAACATTTTCGCTCCATTAATGCAACCGTTAAAATATCACCAAGTACAAGCGTTGCCGTAGTTGATGAGGTTGGAGCTAATCCAAGAGGACAAGCTTCTCTTGCGTTTGGAAGTTTTAGAATGATATCACAGGCTTTTCCAAGTGTACTTTCTTCTTTTTTTGCGATTCCAACTAATGGAATGCCAAATCTTTTGCAATAATTTAAAATATCAGCTAGTTCTTTTGATTCTCCGCTATTAGAAATTGCAAAAACAACATCTTCTACTGTTAACATTCCTAAATCGCCATGACTGGCTTCTGCCGGATGTATAAAAAATGCAGGTGTTCCTGTTGAGGCTAAAGATGAAACAATCTTGCGTCCTATAATACCTGATTTTCCCATTCCTGTAAATACAATTCTCCCTGTAGTTTTCTGCATTAAATCTAATACTTTTGTAAGAGATTCATCCAAGCTATCTTCCAAAACTCTTAAGCTTTCTATTTCTTTTTCAATAGTTTTTTTTGCGGAAATTATATCTGAATTTTCTAATTTTGATATATCTTTAATTATTGTAGATTGCATTTTACCCCCCTATAGTTGTGCATTTATTTTATAATTAATCTCTAATTTTTCATCACGTTTTTTATTGATTGCATAAGCTGTTTTTAGTCCTGATGGCTTTTCATCATTGACTAAAATCCGCTCACCCATGGGCATATCACAAATCAAATTATTATAACGTAGGTTATTTTCTTTCAAAAATTTAATTAAGCATTCAAGATGTTCAGCTTTTCTTGCTGTCAAAAGAATTATTTTATCTTCAGGGTTAAGACTATCAAAAAAATCTCTTACTCCATCTAATAAAATGTCACCGCCATTTAGGTGTCCATTGTGTTTTAATAATGTCCCGTCGACATCTATTATCCAAGTTTTTGCCAAAGGAGATAGTTCAATCATTTAAAAAACCTCCCCAAGTTTCACAATTCCGTTGTAAAAAGCACCACAAATGGAATCATAATCTTCCCAAGCATATGTAGTTAATGACAACCAAATTATGGCATGTAGTAGTTTGATTTTTCTTTTGTTAACCAATGGAAGACAATCGAAGAAAAATTCTTCCATATCTGCCCAGTTATTAGGTTTTATAGCAAATTCAACATCTTCTTTTCTAATATCAAGAGTGAATTTTTTACGATTAAACTGGTCATATTCGCCATTTATTGAATAAAATAGTTTGGCCCAATCATAATCCACATCACCATAGAATTTTGTTTTCCCAAAATAACCTCTGGGATCAATTAAAATAGCCTTCATATCAAACGTATCAAACATTAAATTTGAAAAAGTACAATCTCCGTGAATCAATTTAAATTCTTTTGGAAACATAGTTTCGATGGTCGTATTTAACTTTTCTTTATTGAAAAACACATTTTTGTAATAACAACCATTAATTTTAATAAATTCATCTTCAGCAAACGGCACAAGTTTTTCTATTTCTGAAAGTCTATCAAATGTTTTTATAATATAGTTTTCTCTGATATCTTCTACGCAAACAGGCTTTATTGGCTCAAGATTATGTAGTTCTTTTAAGGCTTCAATAAGTTTTCTTAGAATTTCTCTCTTTTGCGATTTTGTAAGACAATCATATTCATAAATATTCTTCCCTTGAACTCGCTTCATTTTTAGAGGTTCATACTCGAGTATTTCTGGAATATTTTTATAACCTAAATCTTTGACATGTTTATACCAAGCTATTTCGTCTACTGCTATTTTTTTCCCTTGTTCATTAATGCCTGTTTTTATTACTAAATCACCTTCAAAAAACATTTTATTAAATGGGCGGCAACAAGGTCTATCACAATTTGTTTCACTATAAGAAAGCATCGTTCCTATCTCTTTAGTTCCGTATAAATCTAATCTTTTGAATTCAATATCTTGTTTTTCAAGCCAGCCAACCAAAGCACCTTCAATTGCAATATTTTTCAAAGGTTGTTTATTTTCAAAAACAAATAATCCAGCAACACCATTTTCTCTTGATGGGTCTTTAATAAATTCCCCATCAATAAATGACCATCTGCATTCAAAATCTTTTGATATACCAACAAAATTACCTTTTTCACTTGGAATTTTAAAGTCTTTAGAGAAAATTAAATCACACCATAGAATAATAACCTGTTCTTCCTCTGAAAAATCTGTTAATGCTTCTTTAATCCCAGATGCCGTACCTTTTTTTGTTGCTTCAATAATCTTGTAATTGTATTTCGAGCCAAAGGCTTCAAGATATTTGTTCAATACATCTGTTTTATAATCCGCAATAATAGAAAATTCTGCATCTGGAAATTTCTGAAAAATATGAAAAATAATCGGCAAATTATCAACAGGCACCAAACATTTTGGTTTATTTCTTGTTAATTGTTCTAATCTTGTACCTTTTCCACCTGCTTGGATTATAATTTTCATTTATTCCCCTCCTTATAGACACAAATACAAGCAAATAAATAATGCTTTCTACTGTTTGGTTCTTTTCTAATTAACCAAACAGGAATACCTAACATTGAATACTTAATGTATTCTCTTTTTTCTTTTACTCTCAAAGCTGTGAAGCAAAATCTATACATTTTTTGATTACTCTTTGTCTCAATCTGAAAAAATGGTCCTATTTTATCTACTTGTGACCCAGTCGCAATAATTTCTTCTATATTTTTACCAGGTATTTTTTTTAGACTATATAAAGAATAAGTTTCTGTATCTGGATAAAATACTGTCATTTTATCTATATAATTTAAAATCAAGTCAACAAAACCTGAGCGAACAGCATAAACACCAGCACAATTTATACCAATGGCAAGTGATTCTTCCATGCTTAAATCTAAATAAACGGTACCCTTAATTGCTTCTTTTTTATCAAGTACACTTGAGATAACTGTGAACCCTTTTTCAAAAAGTCTTTCAACTTCAAGTTCTAAAACTCTTCGATTTATTTTTTTTGTGGAGAAAGCTTCAGGAGAAAATAAAATTATTTTCTCCAAAGGAGCTATTTTTGAAAGTTTTTGTTCTAATGATGGTGTTATATATGGAGTATTTTTTGGCTCTTTCCAAACACTGTAATCAGGTAACGCTATGGTCTTTTGAAAAAGCTTGATGAAATCAATTTTTAAATCAGCAAAAGAATTTAATAATTTGTGGTTGTCATCTAAAAAATAAGGGTGAGCAACAAAGTACTTACCAATTTGCATTGTAGGGTTTTTATCTGCAATTTGCTCCAATTCATCTTCTGTAAATGCCTTAATTGAATAATCCGAAATATTAAACAACTTCATTACAATTTCATGCTGTTGCTTGATAATAAAATTTACTTTAGCTTTATAAAAGTCCTCAATAGCCTCTTTAAAACCACATAGTGCCATGATATCACCATATCCATAAGGAGATATGAGGTTAAATTTATCAGGTGCAATTTCCTGTTTTAAATTATTTAAAAATACGATGTTATCTTTACTTGATACCGCCAACTATATGCCTCTTTAATCTTTTCAAGCACCACATAATAAACCTTATGTGACGTTTCCACTATTTTTATCGCCATTTTAACACAAACATAATAAACCTTGTGTGGTGAATTCCGTTCCCGTCAATGAAACCATACCACAAAAACAGTTGCCATAACAATTTGTAGCAAGTTTATTAACATTATTTAAAATATGTTTTTTAAATTTATGTTGTATTAGAAGTATTTTTAGTAAAACAAATACCCTTAAACAGCAAAGAAATAAGGGTTTTATTTTATACACCACATAAGGTTTATTAAGTTGTTTTAATAATTAAGTTGTCTTAAGCTTTTAAAACCTTTGTTGATAAGGAGTTACAGAACAAAGTTATTGTAACTTTCGTCAATTTCTTCTTGTTCAATTCCAATGTATCTTAATGTTGTACTTGGCGACGAATGGTTAAATATTTTTTGAAGAATAACAACATCTTTGAATTGTTGATAGTGGTGGTAGCCAAAAGTTTTTCTTAGAGAGTGAGTCCCGATTTTACAATCTAAGCCTGCTTCACGACAAGCACCGTTTATAATTTTATAGGCTTGAAAGCGGTCCAACCTCCCATTAAATCTTGTTTTAAAAAGAGGCTCATCCCCTGATTTTCCCTCAATAAAATTATCAATCATAGCTTTTAATTTGATATTTATTGGAAATTTTTTGTGTTTTCCTGTTTTCTTCTCAACAACAGCAATATGTGTTTTATTTTGAACATCCTTAATGTTTAGCCCCAAAATATCAGATATTCTTAGACCACTGTTTGTACCCATAACAAACATAAGCAGGTTACGCTTGCTCCCTGCTAGTAAAATTTTTTCTACACATTTGATAATTTTTTTATCTCGTATCGGTTCGACAATGTTCATTTTTTCTCCTTATACTGTCCTGTACCTCCTAAAAAGCCACAGGCTCAAAATTAGAGAGTATTTGCTGTTGTATTATTATTTAAGTCCAGTACGTTGTCTTGCAATTTTGTAAATATATCCTTCAGAAACTCCGCATACTTTTGCAAGCTCATAACGAGATTTTTTGGAACCGTCATAATGTTTTTTTATGTAGCGGATTTTGGCATTTGCTGCAGCTTTTTGAGGTATGGAAATGTTTATGCCTTGCAGTTCACACATCATCTTTACTGCTACTTCAAGGCTTATTAAATCGGCAACGATTCTTAAATCCTCATTTGGCAAATCATCTTTTGTTATTTCTTGAGCCCATGGTTGTTTAATTTCTAATTGTTCGTCCAAAATAACCACCTTTATTGAATATTAACGGTATTTAGTCTCATCAGTTGAGGTATTACCTCAAGACGAGAAGGTTGTTCTATTACCCTCTCGTTTCGACTTATGCTGACATTAATGCCATTTTACCTGCACTAATTAAAGGAATCTCCTTTATTATTTTTCTTAAAATTGCAATTTGAGCCTCTAGCATTTTGCAGGTCATTTTGCGTTCATACTTACATTGCCAATCGTTTTCGTCAAGAGAACTGTTTGCAAAATCGATTTTGGCAGTTAATAAATCTGACTCTAAAGTTGCAATTTCTGTGTGCATCATTTCTAAGACTACAAGTTGTCTGTTGGTTTCCATAATTTTTCTCCTTTTCTTTTTATCTACAATTAAAAGCCGTTTAAAGGGCTTTTAAATACTTTTTAATTTTGATTTTTTCTAGAACTGCGATGATTTTTCCTGCTTTGATTTTTGTAATGAATCGAATATCCTCAAGGTGGAACTGTTTTTTGATGAATTTTCTCAGAGATTTTTTTGCAGAATCCTTGTCCGTAAATGTATGCATATCTTTCCATACAACTTCAATTTTTCTAAGCTGTGCCGGCGTTGCCATTGCATTGTCCCTGGATTTAAAATCATCGTATTTTTTATGACTATTTCCTTTGAGGCTGACTTTATCTTCAAGAATTTCTATAAATATCTGTGCTTCGGTTTCTGTAAGATTTTTAGAACTTCCGACACCAAAGCTTGCAAGCATATCTCTGTAAAGTTCCTCTTCCAATCCAAGGATATTTTTCAAAGTATGGATTTTTTTAATTTGAGTAAAATTGCTCATAATAGCCCTCCGCTTGTAGTTTTCGACCTTGATGAATTCCGCACTGAACGCCTAAAATAAAAATTGCCAAAACTATCAGGGACATATATAGTATTTTTTCGCTTTTTGAATATTCTTCCATCTTACCCTCACACTATTATTTGGCTGATACTAGCCTGCAAAACATCCTCATTCACTTCCATATTGTTGATTTCTGCAATACGGATTGCTCTGACCAACAGCTTGGTCAGAACTCTCGTATTACCTGAACAATATTCAGATAGGGTAGTATATATTGATTTGTAGTTAGGGAGGATGGAGGATATTATTGCTTTTTTGTCTTCTTCAACAAGTGAATTCAGGCGAATAGAGATGCCAACTCTTGAAAAAAGCTGTGCATATTGCCTTTTTTCACCTTTAAGGTTCATAATCAAACGAGGCATTCCGACAAGTAAAATTCCTACTTGTGCCTTGTCGTAAATTCTTCTCAAAAGCTCTAACGACTTATATGGCAGGTGTTCCGCTTCATCAATAATTATTAAACGACCCGAAGATTTTAGCTTATTAATTATGTCTAAAAACATTCCGTGGATTGTGCCACAACCGTCAAAGCCAAGTTTTTTATGAATTTCTGAGAATAAAACTTTTGGAGTGTAGCCCAAATCTGCTTCTACCAAAATTACATCGGTGTTATCAATTGCATATTTTTTGACCGCATAAGTTTTGCCGATTCCTGCATCGCCACAGCAAACTCCGATTTCATTTTCAACGTGGCAGATTTTAGCGATGTCAAAAACATCATCAACAATAGTGGTTTTGACAAAATCAACCTTAATTCTGCCCTCTCTCAATTTTTCAATTTCAAGAAAATTTGCAACCGCATCATCAATCTTTTTCACGTTGCCTTTGTAATTACTGTTCATCCACAGGTGCAAAGTCGCATTCGAAACGTTTATAGCCTTTGCAGCATATGCCACCGTATATTTTTTATTCTTTAATAATTCTTTTAATTCTTCAATTAAACTCATTTTTCCTCCTACATAGCCCTTTTTGCAATATCACGCTTTTTCTCGGTTTCAGTGAGATACAGCTTCTGTTTTTCTTTTATTGGCGTGACATACTTTTCAGCCCTAAAAGTAGATTGTTTGTTGCTTTTAACAACCTTATCCATTTTGGTGTTTGTGATTTTTGAAATTTTAGGATTATTTTCAAAGTTTGTTTGGGGTAATCCGTTTTTCAAATTGTTCACAATCTCAGCATTTGTCGGGTTATACTTGCATTTGATGTATGATTTTAAAAGTTTCTTTTCTTTATTTTTAGCCTCAACTGCCTTTTTATACTGAGCTTTTTCAATATTTGTTTTTGCCATAAATGATACAGCTTGGTTGACATTCGCATTGCCCAAAAATTCTTCTGTAGCAGCATCAAATACCCAAGCTTCCTGATAGGCGTTTATATCTCTTCTCAGGTAAACTTTTGTGCCTTTTTTAGCAATCATCCACTCATCCCAATATGTAAGCTGAAGCTGTGAATCATATATGCCGTTTCTGCCGATTGAAACATCTTTTGAAGTTCGCATACAGAAAAGTTTGAGAGCATCTTTGCTGATTATTTTCTTTATAGAATACTCTTCAGACCACAATTCGTCAGGGCATTTGCCCTGCAAGACCTTACCGCTTGAGGGCATTTTATTCAGAACATTGAGGATAAAATCGTCAAACAAGGTTTTGAAATCCTCAAAAGGCATAATTTGGTCGTTTTTGATTTCGGTTTTTAATTTCTCAGGTCTTTCGGTAATTTTTCCGCCACGGTAGCCGACCATATGCTTTGAAAGATATGTTTTTACTTTTAAAAAATCTCTTTCAATAGGCTTTGTTTGCGCGTTATATGGCAGAGCAAAATGTACATTTATACCTAGATTTTTCAGTAAAGAATTTTCTTTGGATGAGTTGTGTAAAACTTTTATTGAACCACTTCTGCCACCTGCAAAATCTTTGCAGCGATAGTCTTTTCCGTTATCAAGATAAATATCAATCGGAAGCCCAAACAGCAAAACTCCGTAATAAAAAGCTTGAAAAATATGGTCAGAATTTGGACTTTCAGCGTGCAAAAACCATCCTAACCATTTTGAAGATTTAATATCTCTAAAAACTGTCACCCACGGAAAACATACGCTACCGTTAAAATTAACGGCAACGTCAATTTGTGCGTGATCCGAAACCCAAAAGCTTCCGGCAGTGATGTTTGAATAATCTCTTGGAATATATGAAGCATACTTTTTATTCCAAGCCGCTTCGCCGTATCTTGCAAGGTAAATAGCTTGCTCGGGGACATCTTTTCTTAACATTCTGATAAAAGATTTAGAACTTGGAAAGTTTTTAATATCAATATTACAGGTTTCTTTTGCAAAACCTAATGTCATTATCCACGCTGATTGAGCTGATGGAGCACCTTCTTTCAAGTATAGACTTTTGAAATAGTCAAAATATTCAGTGTCTATTTTAAAGCAACCTTTTCTGTGTCCATATTTACTCAGTAGTGCTTCAATGCCGTTCTTTTCATATTTCCTTTTTGCTTCCATCAAAGTAGAATAGGCCGTTTTCCGCTCAGGATATTTTTCATTCCATTTTGCTATAAAATCTTGTGTTTCCTTGTATGTCAGTTTTTCTGTCAAAGTGAACAGCTCAAGATATTTTTCTGCTTGTTTTCTTGCCCACGCAGGGGCGTTTGAATATTCTTCTAACGAGCAACTAATCTCCACTACTGGTGTTAAAATGACTTCATTTTTGTTTTTTGATTTCAAATATGTTTTTTGAAGTTCATCTTTTAGCGAAGATAAAGCAACGTAATAATGTTTGAATTTGCCGATTTTTTTAAAAGTAGAAACAAGCTCGCCAGCTTTGCATTTGCGTCTGATAGTTTCCTTTTTATCGCCGGATAAATCGCAAACCTCTTCAATTGTTAGCCATATCTCTTTATCTTCTTGCATTGAACTTCGCTCCGTTTAAATCATCAAGATAGACATTGTCTTTTAGCCAGTTATCAAATTTTTCATTAGTTCTTTGTCCTGAAATTAGCATACTGATGTAGCTTTCAGAAAAGCCTAAAATATTTGCAGCTTCACGTTGGGTTACACCAATTCTCATAAGAGCTATTTTATATTTCATACTGATAAAATTTTTACTCATTTCCCCTACTCGATTTTTCTTACTGCACGATATTGCATAGAGTATGACAAATTGTGCGGGCGGTCAAGGGAAATTGCTAAACTGTGAAACTCTTTACAGAAAGATGGGAGAAGCTAAACCCCTCAAAATTAATAATTATCTCGTGTTGACACATTGTGCAATAGTTAAGAATTATTACACGATACTTCATAGAAGGGTTGAAGTTTTGTGCGAGTTGTGAAATACTTTACAATGAAAAGGAATGTGTAAATGTCAAACTTACAATCAAGAATTAAAAAAGTTAGAACTGAACATGGCATGTCAGTGGAAGAAGTTGCTAAAAAACTTGCAGAAAACGGCATTAAAATTTCTGCTAGGACTATCTATTCCTATGAATTAAACGAAAGACAGCCGAGTGTTATGTACCTGCAAGCACTTGTCGACTATTTAGAAGTTAATCCCGAGTGGCTTTTAAGCGGCAGGGGCGAAGTTTTTCCGTCAGAAACATCCGCAACCGATATGCCTGCACATGTTGATTTATCGCAAATGGTGTTTTTGCCATTAATAAATATGGCAGCATCCGCAGGATATGGAGCATTGATTGAAGAACGGGAAATGACAAAAGATTTCATTGCTTTTGCCAAAAAATGGCTGACTGATATAACAGTTACATCACCGAAGCATCTTTTAGCTTTTACGGTTAAAGGGAATTCGATGGCAGGCGAAATCAATGACGGGGACTTGATTATTGTGAATGATACAATGAATGATTTAGCCAATGACGGAACTTATGTCGTAAGTATTGACGATAAATTATATGTTAAACTCCTGCAAAGAATTCCAGGAAACAAAGTTCAGGTCGTAAGCAAAAACCAAGAATACTCACCTTTCACCGTAGACTTGAAAACCGAGCACTTCAAAATTATTGGCAAAGTTATTTGGTCTGGTGGAAAAAAGGATAGGTATTGATAAATATAAAAGGTTCTAAGGAGTTGGAATGTTATTAGAAAAAGATAAATTTTTTGAATGGGCATACAGTGATTTACTTATAAACAGCCAAAGAGGACACCTTGCCGAATATATTGTAGCGGTTGCTCTAGGACTCACCGGACAAAAAAGGCAGGAGTGGGACCCCTATGATTTGGAATACGGCAATATAAAAATTGAAGTTAAAAGTGCTGCATATATTCAAGGTTGGGAGCAAAATAAACACTCTGTTATTGGTTTTGATATTAAGCCAACAAGATTCTTAAACCTTGATAACAATAGATATGAAGATGAAGATAAAAGACAGTCAGATGTATATGTATTTTGTCATTTAAAACACAAAGATAGAGAAACTATAAATCCTGCGGATGTGACTCAATGGGATTTTTATATTGCATCAACCGAAACTTTAAACGAAAGATTGAAGGAGCAAAAAAGAGTTTCTCTTTCTGTTCTGAAGACTATTTGCAGTAATAAAATTTGTTTTGAAAATATAAAAGAAGAAATTGACAAGATTGGAAATTAAATAATAACGCTAAAATGTTACTAAAAAATATAATAAAAAGCATAAAAAATATGGTACTAAACAAATGCAGGCTTTCAGTAGAGAATCTGCCATATAAGCATATAAACAGAGAAGATATGATATTCTCTGATAAAACTTTATGCATTATCGGGAATGGATTTGATTTAGCACACGGCGTAAAATCTAGCTACTATGATTTTAGAAAGTTTTTAGGTGAAAATTCAGATTTGCGAGAAATAATGGAAGCATATATCAGCAAACCTGACATATGGGGGGACTTTGAAAACAGCTTGGCGCATCTAGATAGAGAAATGTTGATAAATGACATTGACGATACCCTTAATGATTTTAATGTTAAAGATGACGATGAGGATGATTTTTCTGCTGCTGATTATCATCTAGCTATTGAGTGTGCGGCGATGCCGGCTATAATGATTGAACAGGAGCTTCCTGTAAAATTTAGACAATGGATAAATAAGTTACCAGCCGTAAACAATTCAAATCCTTTAAAACAAATCATAAATACAAATGCAAGATTTATAAACTTTAACTATACTGAATTTCTTGAAACCATTTACGGGGTTGAACATAAAAATATTTTATATATACATGGATGCCGAAAAAATAAAAAAGAAGAGTTAGTTCTAGGTCATGGTTATAATACTGAGAAATTATACGAGGAATGGTACGATGAGAACAAGTCAAGATGTGTATCGGAAAATAATCCAACAAAATTGGCATATTTTGCTGATGATGATGAGAATCTTGATGAATACAAAAGCCCCATTAGATATTATGCAATACAAGAAGCTCTAGGGCTAATTGAAGAATATTATGACAATTCTGCAAAGAAAACAGAAGACGTATTAAAGCAAAATAAGACCTACTTTGAAACTTTATATGATATTGAAAAAATACTAGTAGTAGGACATTCCTTATCCCTAGCGGATTATTCATATTTTAAAGAAATTATTAATAGCAATATTAATAAAGAAGATTTATTGTGGCAAATTAGTTATTATAATAATGAAGACTTAAAAAGAATTGGCGTTTTTCTAGATAATATGAACATAAAATCAAAACAAGTTACTTTGTTTCACATATAGAAAAAGTTTTGCTTTTTTTAATTATCTTTCAAAAAATAAAACTTCCGACTCTTAAAAATTTAATTCTAAAATTTATGGTTTTATGTGTCAGACATTATGGATTTAAGTGTCCAATTATAATTACGCCTAAGGATACCCGAACGGGTAGAACCCGTAGGGTGAGAAAACCAGCTTTGGATTTCGGGTAATAAAAAAACTGCCTTGCGACAGTTTTTGAAAAATCAGAGAAGTAGGGATTCGAACCCT